TATTTTACAATCTTATCACTCAACTCCTTTGGATATGGTGCAAGATGTTTGGATGCAGTCTCTGGATTAATCTTCCAAACATTAGATCTTTCATAATCTTCTTTGACTAAAGACTGTTCCAATATATCATCTTCATATGATCTAACAACTTTATCAATCAAGAAGTCTGCTGTTTTCTGAAAGATAAAAATAGTCTCACTTACAATATTAGGTTTGTATGCAACTGGTTTACGATGCTGATAGAAACCACCATTACGATTGATAGCAGCACCTTCTGGTTTTACCCAGACAATATCATCAATATATTTCCATCCCATCTTCTCCATTAAGGAAAAGAAATGAAATGGAATAGCAAGTCTCTTACTCTCATGTGCTCTACTTTCTCTTGCCTGAATCACAGGAGATAGATTGACGGCACACATTCTTCCAGGTTTAGTAACCCGCAGAACTTGTTCAAATACATTAGTAAGAAACTGCAAATACTCCTCATAAGTGGGCCAAATAGAATAAGACCTCGCATTATAATATGGAGGAGAAGTGCAAGTAAGATGCACAATGTCATCACCAATAGTTTTTAAGACTTCTTGAGAGTCCCCAAGTAAGATTTTATTCATCCAATATTGCGAGCAGAAGATTTATTTGAATTACAGTCACCATTTTCAAGTGACTTTTTACCATGACAAAGTTTGCAGAAAGTCTTCACATTACCTGGCACATTATTATAGTGGTTTCCATCAAGATGGTCAAGGTCAAGAGAGTTTTGGAAACCAATCCAACCATCACGAGGAACAGGACACTTGAATCCAAGTTGCTCATCATGATTCTCACAGTAGTCCTTCTTGTGAATATTTACACCAGGAATAGTTTTTCCTTTTTTACGAGCATTAGTGCAACGAGAGCACTCGGATTTGAAGGACCAATACTTCCATTCACGGACAGTCACTTTATTACAGCAACCATCATTTACACAATCAGGAAGTTCATGCCCTTCGGCAAAGAACTTTACTTTCTGTTGCTGTGAGAGAGAAGTCACTCGGTTTGATTTCGTATGAACCTATTATAAGGCAGATTGAGACGTAGTAGTGATAGAGTGGACAGTTCCTCAATTGGTTTCATTTATCTATAATCCCACATGTAAGATCTATCCCCATATTCATCTGCTTTAAACCAAGTGTCACCCTCAGAATCTACAAAAATTTCATCATCTAATCCATCATTTAAAAATCCAAATGGTGCCATGTCTTGTTCAATTTGATTTTTTTGTTCTTCATATAATCTTTTTCTAACATCTTGATCTGTCAGTTCCTTAAAATAATCCTGTGCTACTAACCAAGCATAAATTACCAAACACATTGCCAAGTCGTCATTACATCCTTCTTCTGCTTGAAATGAATTGTGTTTTGAAATGAATGTAGTTAGCTCAGAAATAATCTCATAATCATTAAAAATTAATTTATTTTCCTCAATCATTGTTTTTAAATTGAGTGATCCAACTTTTTTAACAGTCTTAGACATTTTAACACCAAGTTGTGTTTTTTTGCCTGAAAATCCCTGACCAACAATTTGACCTGCTCTACCTCTCATTGAACACATTAATAAATTTTGATATTCAAGATCATATTGAATAATACTAGCCACTTGATCACCAATATCATTTACTTCACATAAAATGAATGCCTCATTATATAATTTTGCCATTTCCCAAATAACATTTGGAAACAGCATTGGTTTTATGTCATTTTTTCTATATTTTGCCACAATTTTGTGTGGAAACTCAGTAATATCAAAAATAACAAATGCAGAGTAATCTTCTCCTACACCTCTTGCTACATCAACAGTAATTACATAATCATTTTTTTCATCAGGAGGAGCATAGATGTCTATTCCTGCATTAGATTTTAAAGGATTTTCATAAACTAATGATTTTAATTTACTTGGAGCAACAAGAGTATCAACAGAACCTAAGAACTCACACTCAAACTCAATTTTAAATTGAGATTCTGATGTATTTGCTATTGTTTGTTGTTTCCATTTTTCATCTCTACCAGGAACTTCACTCCAATGAACATCAGTTGGAATATATTCATTTCTTCCTTTTTCAGCATCATGCCACATTCTATAGAAGTGGTTCATACCATGAGGGGTAGAAACTATGATGACTTTTGTGCTTTTACCAGAAGTAATAGTAGGATAAACAGATGCAAAAAAGGAATCTGCAATATGATTGGGGACAAACGCAAATTCATCCAGGAAGAGAATATTAAATGACATGCCTCTGACAGCACTTGCAGATGTAGAAGCTGCTAATATTTTACTACCATTTTCTAACTCTAAAGATCCTTTATTCCATGAAACAATACCTTGCTGCATCCATTTTGGTAAGTTTTCATACGCAGTTTGTAATCTGCCTAAAAGTTCTCTAGCAGTTGCTGCTTTGTTAGCAAGGATGCCAATATTAACAGAGTCATTGAAAACCGCATAATGAAGAAGATAAGAAATAACTGTAGTACTTTTGCCAGTTTGCCTTGGCATCTTACAGATGTTAAACCTATTCTCATGGAAGTTATTAATTAACTTTTCTTGAAAATGATATGGATTAAATTGAGTTAGTCCCTCATCTAGAGAAACAATTTTTACATAATTTGCAGCAAAGTAAACAGGATCTTCCTTACACCTAATAAATTCCTCAATATTTTCTTGAGTAAATTCAATAGGTGTATTTGCTTTTTTTAAATTTGGATTTCCAAGATATACATTATCAGGCATATTTTATTCAGCAATTCCAAGCTCTTAATGATTTATTGATTCTGCTATCTGGATCATTAGCAGTTTTAGCAGAAGTTAGTTTTTTCTTCATGCCTTTCATTCTTGCACAGAATGAAGATCTTCTTTTATTTCCAACTTTTTTGGATGGTGATTTTAAATCACTTCCTGGATTATCACGTTCATATGATTTTCTACCTTTTTCATTCAAACCCCCTTCAGGGTTTTTTCCAGACTTTTTTGTCCATGCTGCTGCCTCATCAACTTCAACTTTTTTTTTATTTGTAAGTTGTGCCTTGCGACCAGCAGGATTCTGCATAGCAATTCTGCGTTGCATCTGCTTATTAGTTTCTTTTTCATCACCAACAGAGACAGCTCTCTGCTCTTTACCATATGCTTTATTAGACTGACGTGCCATCTTTTCTTTAGGAAGCACTTTATAACCTTCTTCTACTTCAGAATCTACATCAACATTTTCAACTTCTTCATATACTCCAGCATTTACAAACTGCTCACCTGGTTGAAAAGGAGATAAATTATAATTTCTTATAGTAGAACCAGGATAGATTTTTTGAATGGCATCCTGAACTTCATCTCTCTTTGGTTTTCTAATTTCAGGGAAGAATAATTTTATCATATAAGTTTTTGCTCTCCATGAGAAAACAACACTATAAACATTTCCAGTTTGAGCAGGAATCCTTACAGATTCATCAATTTTCTCAGATGGGCATTCCTTCATACCATGAATAGGGCACTCCTCATCTTTATGATTGTGAACACATTTTTTCTTTTCATCCAAATATTCTACTTCTTCTTTAGTTGCTGTCTTCCAACTACCACCTGCTGCTTTATACTTCTTAGCAGCCCAACCATTAGCATATGCTGATGGATATACATCAAATTTTGCCTTTGCTTGTGATTTAAACTTAGACCACAATGCAGGTTTAGTAGGAACATTCTTTTCTACAAGAATCCACTCATTTTCACATTCAATTTTTTCAAGAATTGCTTTTACCATAGGAGTATGTTCTTCCTTTGCATTCTTAGGAACACAATTAGGAACCATCTTACCACCTTTCTTCTTCATCCCAACTTGTTTATGGGAGTCCCAGCAAGGATCACCCTTACCCTCATCCATGTGATCAGCAGACTTGTAACGCTTGTCACCTGCCTTCATCTTTTGATATGCAAGAGTATTTGCTTTCTTGTCAGCATTTGTGACAACCATACGATTGTCTTTTGGTGCTTCCTTCTTAGCAGGAGTTCCACCATATACTGCTTCATCAACAATCTCTTCTTTGATTTTATTTGAAGTCATGATTGGTTTTCCTCCTTTACCTGGTCTGTCTGCAACTGGATCTTGTCTTCTTTTTCTTTTTACAGCAGAAGCTCTTTCTGCTTTAGACATTTTTGATGCTTTTTCATTAGAAAGACATTTAGGTTTTCCTTCACCCTCACCTCTAGCACATTTACCAATTCTTTCACCTTTTGTATTATAACGATCCCATCCACCACCTCCTTTACCACCTTCAGGTCCTGAACCAAACCATTTTCTTAGATCTTCTTTTTGAATATCTGACATTGCCAAGGAGAGAGTCTTAATAGTTATTTAGCAATCATTTATTAGTGATCCAACTGTAGATCCTGCTGCAGATCCAATATTTTGACCCAATAAAGTTGCCCACCCTGCTGCCAACCATCCAATATAAGGTATATTCATAACTGCTGGTACTGCTACTCCAGCTGCTATAGCACTACCTGCCATTGCACCTTGTGATCGTGCGCCAGCGTCCGCCACTAAACACTCTTCTTCTCGGGCAGTCAACTTTCCCTCGCCGTCTCCTGCAACACCTCCTAAATTTCTAGTACCGTCCATAGTGAATTGGTCTTTACGCCACTCACGTCTTCTTTCATCACCACCTCCAAAAAATCCTTTCTTAGTTTTATCTAAAGACAGTGATCTTTGTGATTCAAGAATAGCAGGGTCATTTGCTCTATATTCTATACTATACCCATCTTTACCTGCTTCAACTTTGTATGAAGAGTAAGGACCACGTGGGATATTAATTACAGGAGATTCATAAACAGATTGCTTTGATTCATGTTGAATAAGATGCCCTAAAACTCCAATATGAGCAATACCTATAATGGATCCCAAAGTTATTAGTACTATCTTTGCAGGTTTTACAGATTTCATACCAATAACAATAGATACTGCTCATATATTTAGCAATTAATCTTTTTTCTTAGTCTTCTTTTTCATTATATTGATGAATTTTCTATAAACAGCTGCTTCTGAAGTCTTACCCATCTCTCTTGCTCTTTGTTCCATAGCAACTGCTGCTTGGATTTTATGAGCATGAGATCTTGACGATTTTCTTATTTTAGTTACTGATGCTTTAGCAGTAGCAACATCTTTAAATCCCAAACCATGAATAGTTCCTTTGGGATTTTCATCAGTGTATAAATCAGAATGCTTTTTAGAATTAGCAGGTTGACCTTTTTTTCTGGGGATGCGAGGATTTGATTCCTCAGCAAACATTTTAAAATTTTTTCTTACTCTATTATAATTTCCTTCATCCATTTTATTTACAAATTCTTTTGATGCTGAAACCATTGCATCAATTGATGGACCATCACCCATATTATTTCCAAGAGTTACTTTCATTACAGGATAAACTGAAGAGAAAGTATTATATCTGTTCTCTCCAGATTCTCCTGCTGTTTGAAAAGCTTGAGATAATAAGTCATCATCTTTAGGAAATAACCTTGGAGTTCTTCCTGCAACTGGTCCAGCAGCACTTGAATCATTTGAAAATGCTGCTGGTTCTCCAGGACCATTTCCATGATTGGTTGGTGTTTCTAAAATAAATTCTTTAAATGATTTCATCATCCATCCAGTGCAACAGTGAGACCAAGAGTCATACCTGGCAGTGACTGCCAAGAAGTACCATTATAGAATTCAATTTTTTTACTTGTTGTATTATATATCATAGCTCCTTCAAGAAAAGTTCCAGCACTAGTTGCATTATCCCTAGTAGTAGTTGTATACATTGCAGGATAAAAAGCAGTTGATGCTTTTAGTGTGGAGGCAGTGACAATCCCTGCATAATCAGCATTACCAGAAGATAGTATTGTTACTCCAATTCCAGTACCATCATCAAAATCATATCCAACATTAATCTCTGTTCTAGCAGTTACAATTCCAATGGAATCAACACTGATTTTATTTTCTGTTCTAAGAGTTCCACCAATAGTTACATTGCCACTAAATGTTGCAGAAGTTGCAGTTATAAAACCAACAGACATTCCAGTGCTTGAAGTATTTCCTTCAGTAAGGACTTCATCTAATGTTGTAGAACCTGATAATGCAGTACTTGCAATACCAACCCACTTTGATGTGGTTGAATTGTAAATAAGAAGTTGATTATCTGTTCCATCAAAAGAAACATCATCTAGATCTCTTATAAATCCTGCTCCACCACCACCCATAGTGGAAAGTTGAGTTGTTATTCTATTAATAAAAAGTCTGTAGTGCGCAGACAAATCATCTAAAGTAGCAAATTTTTTATCTAATGGAGTTAATGGATCAGTTTGATTTCCAGCAGTTTCTTTTTCATTTGGAGGTTCATTAAGAAGATATTGTTCAACTAATTGTTGTTGTTCTTCTTTTATTCTATCTTTTAAATTATTTAATTCTAAATTTAAATTTTTTAATTCTTCTCTTACACTTTTAACTTCACTTTTAAAATCACTTCTTAAATCATCAATGTCTTTCTCATAGTATTTTACTTGAGGAAGATTGTTTACCTCTTCTTTTAATTTAGTAAAAACTTTTAGTAATGTTTCATCAGTATTAACACTCTCACGATTTATTCGTTTAATCTCTTTTTCAAGTGATTGTTTTAATTTATTTTGTTCACTTAATATTGCCTTTTTTAATTTTCTATCATCATCTTTAAATTCTCTATGATGCTCCCAAACTTTTACTGAAGTTTCCTTTAATTCATTAAATATATTATTCTTTACCTCTTGATGATTTTCAATTATATTCTTTACATCAACCTTTAATTCAAAATCTTTTGTTTCAATAGTCTCATTTAACTCTGAAACTCTAAAGTCAATCTTCTCTTTAATTAAATCAAGGTGTCCTTGAACCTTATTAAAGTCATCATCAATGATACTAAAAGTCTTTCCTATCCAAGAAAAGTCAGGAACCTCTTCTACTTTCTGAACCCAATCAGGAAAAGTGGGAATTGACTCCTTTACATCTTGAATTTTTGTTTTTAGTGCTTCAAGATCACTTTCATAGTACTTTACTTCTGGTAAAGATGAAATTTCTTCCTTAATTAAATCAATTTTTTTGTAAATATATTCAATATCTCCATCATATTGTTTAATTTCAGGTATTTCAGGTATTTTTGACTCTATTTCAGTTAATTTTACTTCAAATTCTTCATTTTTTGCATCTAAATTATAAATTTTATCACTTTTAAGATCAAACCTTGATAAATTATCTTGAATTTCAATAATTTTTTCACTTAAATCACCTAATTCATCATCATAATACTTTATTTCAGGTATTTCTGGAATATCTTTTCTTACATCATTAACAAGACGTACTAATTCCTGCCATTCTGGTGCTTTTACTACATCTATAACCTCTAAAAATGATTCACCATTAGCATCTTCTATGGTTTCAGAATTATTTTCTTCTGGTTGTACAACAAATTCTTCTATAGAAGGAAGATTTTCTTCCTTAAAACTATCTAAAGAAGGTAAATCTTCTTGATTTTGTAAAAAATCATTGACTGACGGTAAATTTTCACCTTCTTTTTGTGACATTGCTATTAGTATCCTTACTTTGGGATTTCTCTCCCTCTGATCTATTTATTTGAATTATCCTTTAACAATTTCTGTAATTCAGCAGTTGATCCCACAAACAAAGCATTGTTTACTGTTGTTGGACCTTTACTTGTCTGCTGTTCATTAACATCTTTTAATTTTTGCTGAAGAGACATTAATTTATCAGTTGCATCAGCAACATTTTTAATTAATTGGCCAGCAACTTCATATGCTCTTGGCATTTCACTTTCTTGTGCAAGTTCAAGAATACCATTAATTGCTTCCTGCCCCTTTTCAATAATTGAATAAAGATTACCTCTAGTATATTCGTAATCTTTTTCTACATCATTCTTATTAAGATGAGCAGGTCTTTCTTTTTCAATTGGTGTAATGTTGATCATTTCATCATTCATGATACAACACCATCAAAACCAAAATTATCACCTATTTCAATAAACACATTATCTGCTTCAGTAATACTGAAGATTGCTGCTCCTAAAACATGTTCTTGCGCAGAAGTGTTCATCTGTGCTCTAGATACAGTCAAATTGTTACCAGAAATCTTAGTTACAAGCATGTTTTCTTCACCAACATAAATGTTAGTATTGTTAGTAACCTTTGTGCCATCTGCCACAGTGATTATTGTTTCTGTTAGATCAATATTCTCTGAAAGTTGAGTGATTTGAGAACCATCATAATCTTTTGTTGCTTTAGGAACAACTGTATATGTTAGATCCCTTGAGTATGATCCTGTGCCTCTATTACCAGCAACAAGACCAATTTGAGTTTTTCTAATTACTTGATCTGTGACATCTGATTGTGGTCCAAACAGATAAGTCTTTGCAGTAAATCTTAAAGTATAAATTATAGCTCTTCTAGTATCAAAATTACCTTCATAATCATCTTCCATGCTTACACTATCCAATTGAATAGCAATATCTCTTTTTTCTTTTAAATTACCTAGAAAATTAATTGGAAGATGATATACTGGTTGAAAGTAAGGTAAAATCTGTTCTGCAATTTGAAGAATATCATCATTAAGTTTAGCCATTATTGCTAATTCAAATGACATATTGTAAGGAACAGGTAAATAACCTTTTTTTAAATCTGTTCCTGTAGCAGGGTCTTTAACTACAAATGTTTGTGTTTGAGTTGTTTTTCTTGAGGGATCATACTGCATCCCATTAAATTCAAATGACATTCTTGGCAATGACATTTGAGTTGGTTTATTTAAATCTGATTGCTGCTCAAGTCTTGCTAAAAACTTTTGAGTAGGACCATAAGCCAAAGGAACTTTAATAACACTTGTAGTGCTATCTGAGGAGTCTTTATGTCTTATTTCAATATTGTTGAATAATGATCCAAAAGAAATAATAACAGATCTAAAAATCTCGTTATAGAAATACTCAAACATAGTATTTTTTTATTATACTACTATTTAACAATATTTTAACTAAGGCATTCCAAAGGGGTTTGTTTCAGTGAAGTCAATAACATTATCTGCTTTTGTTTCAATAATATCATTACTTGCAAAAGGATCAACTACATCATTAGTGTTAGTAAGTCTTATACTATAAGTTGCACCTGATTCATTACCTATAATCTGTTCCCCAATACCAAATGCTCCATCAACAATTGATATTTCTAGAGTGTTATTAACAGAATCCCATTCCTTAACTCTTGCAGTAGTTCCTGAATTTTGACCAGTGATTATTTCATTGAATACAAAATTTCCAGTTGCTGTCACTCCTGGTGGCGTGTCAAATGTAATTGTAGGTGCAGATGTATAACCTAATCCTGGATTGGTAATAAACACTGATGTGATGATTCCAGCAGAATTCACATGTCCAACACCTGTTGCAGTTGTTCCAGATGTTGGTGCTGTAAATGCAATATTTGGATTTGAAGTATATCCAGATCCAGCATTTGAAAGAGTAATTGTTTGAACAATACCAAGATTAGATGAAATGCCAGTGGTTGCTGCTGCTCCTGATCCACCTCCACCACTTATTGAAATAGCAGGAGCTACGGTATATCCACATCCTGTATTAGTAAGAAGAATTGCAGATATTTTACCTCCAAAATTTCCATCACAATTAATAAAATCATTTGTAACAGAAGCAATACCAACAGCAGTAACCTCCCCACTTGGTGCTGAAGAGAATCCAATTGTTGGTTGATGAGTATATCCATTACCCATGTTTGTTATGGTTATACTACTAACACCACCAGTTGTACAGATTCCAACAGAACCTGCTGCAGTGATTGCTGATCCAATTAGTGTTAAAGTTTGTATATAACCAATTTGAGATATTTCATCATCAATAGTTTCTACCCCAGTGTCTATAACTTCATCTTCATATCTAAACAGTTCACATCTTAGTGTGTACACATAATTTTTCTTAAGTTGATAAAATGGCAATTCATGTTCAACATATTTAATTTCAAATAATCTATCACCTAGTGGGAAATAAATTATATCACCTTCTTTTGGTCTTGCTGATAACTCAATATTAGATAAATTTTTTGTAAGAGGAGTAATATAATTTTCAAATCTCTCTCTTGATATAATAAGAGTTAAATCATCTTGTTCTTGTATTCCAAATTTAGAAAGAACAGTTCCTTGACCACCATATCCTTCATAATTATCAACATACGCTTCAATTGGATAAGCATCATCAAATTTAGATTCAATTACTTCTTTTATTACAGTTGTTTTTGTTATGTATTTACGTGGAATGTAGAAAATCTCAACGCCATACATTTTTAGTTGTTCATTAACAAGGCTTTGAACTAGACCCTGTTCACTTTTAGAACCATTTAGGAAATATGAATTTAAAACCATGATTAACCTATTAAATCTAAAGGTGGAATTTCATATGTGCTCAACATTTGTGTTCTTATTTCATCAACTTCTCTCTGACCATCATCATAAAGTTGTCTTCCATTAAATTCAATTCCACCTGGCAATTTTACACCTGAGAATTTAATTAAATTTTGACCCCACTGTCTTTTCATTATGGCTGTGAAATATCTTTTTAAAAATGTGTCATTGTAAACTCTGGAATAATCATTTGGATCAAGAGTTCTCCAACAATCAAGAACTATATAATCACCAACATTTATTTGATTGTAATCAATATCAAGATAAAGTCTATCTTGTCTTTGATTGAATCTTACTTGCTTATGTGTATTTAAAAGAAAATTCAGTGTCTCCAAATAATTCATAGCCATTGAATATGAAAGTATATTAGTACTTCCTAAGTAATACATATCATTTAAAAATAATTGATATTTAAAACTAAACATATTACTGACACTTATAGACTGAGCATCATCATATTGAAATATTTTATTTATTCCTATTACAGAAGGAGGGACTGGTATATAGTTTGAATTTTCATACCAAGTAGCAGTAGTAGTTCCACTACTTGGATATGATGTGGTTGCTGTAGTGGATGCTATGTCTTTATTATTATCTCCATCTGCTGCTTGAGGTCTTGCCTTACCTCTATCAATATCATCTTGAGTTACTTTATATTTTAAAAAAGTCTGAATAACACCGTCATAATGTCTTTCATGAAAAGTTTGAATGGCATCATCCAATAGATCATCAATTTGCTCATCAGCAATATTAATTTCAACGACAGGAGCTCCTAACTGCCTTAAAGCATAGTCCACCAATCCTTGTCTAGTATCTGGTTGTGCCATTTATACGTATACTTTTTAGTATTTAGATTAGAGTATACCTCCTTCAACAATTATATTACCTGAAAGCATTTTAAAATATGTAGATGCTGAACTAACTGCTGTAACTTCATAAAAATATCTTCCTGGTTTTAAATTTTGTGATATTGAAGATGAAATACCAACATTAAATTGACCATCTGCAGCACTTGTGATACCAATTGTTAACTGTGTGGTAGTATTTGGACCAAATGATGCTCCAATTGAAATAGATTTACTAATTCTACCAAACATAGTATATCCACTAAAATCAAAAGATGCACTACTTAAATTATTTGCTTGAAATGTTGATTTAAAAGTAGATCCTCTATTGATAACTAGATTAGCACCATACGCCACACCAGCATCTGGATTAAATTTAAATGTGTTATTGGCCATTTGCTAATTTTTTAAGAAGGTTTTTAATATCATCTAGATCATTTTTCATGTCTTGAAAACTTTGTTCAAGATCTTCCACTCTTTCATTATTTTTAATCATTTTTTTTCTATTCTCAATATATCTATCAAAATCAGAGACATTATCATTTAAGATTGCATTACTATTTGTGTCTCTGTACAGTCCATCACGATTTTTTACTTTTAAATAAGACATTATGCTAAGGCAATTGCTCTAAGAGATCTGATTTGAGGAACAAATGCTTGATTTGTACTTGTTCCAATAATTTTAATTCTAAAAGAATTAAATGATGGTTGATTATCAATTGTAAATGTGTATTCTCTAAAGTTAGCACTGGAAGGATCGGGAGTATAAGCGTCAATTTTATTAACTTTTATACTTGATTTTCCATTATTATTAGCAGGATTTATAACAGCTCCACCCCTTGTAGAATCTATATTTTCAAAACCAGGGAAGGGTACAAATACTGTTTGATCAAGAGATACTTGTTGATTTAGAGCATAGAAAACTCTAATATCACTTTCAGTATTAACATAAGCATTAAGTAAAACTCTCAAAGCTGTTGATGAATTACTCAAAGCAATATTTTTGGTTATATAAGTAAAGTTAGTTGGATCATTTTCATAAGATGAAACTCTTAAATCAGTGGCATAATTTGTGACTACAGAATTGACTCTATTTGAAATCAATTGTATTGATGATTGATCCAAATCAATCATAGGACTTAATTTTGGATTAGTTGTGGACAAATCTAATTTCATTGTAAGAGATTTGTTTCCTGGTAATGAATTTAAGAAAGTATTTTCATTTACTTTTGCAGAAACCATTCTCAAACTATTAAAGTAATTTTGTCTGTTAATAGTTATATTTTCAAATCCTTGATCAACAAATGGTGATTCATTACCACTTATGCTAGTTTCGCTAACTGTTCTTAGTGAAGCATCTATATTTGTTTGAGTTGGAGTGATAACATTTATCACTGGTTTTACTATTGAGAATGGAACATTATAAGTAGCTTTACATTGTTCACCACCCACTTCTTTGGTTTCATTAAATTTGAGAGCAGAGAAACTTCCAGAACCAGTTCTATTAGTTCCATCAGTAGCCATTCCAACCTTAACATGATAAGAATCAAGAGTTATAGGATTAGATACTGTAACTTCATTTAAATTATGCTGTTTATTTATTCTTCTAAGTGATACTCCTCCCAATTCATACTTACTTACAGCAGCACTTGCACTGTGAGATGTAGTAACAGTATTATCAACTCCTCTACCAACACCTGTAAGGGTAGTAACAGTTGTTCCAGTATAAGATATAATTTCATCACCAATCTTAACATATCCTGGATTGGTAGCACCAACAGCAATATTTTCAAATGATGTAAATATACCAACTGATGCAATTGTTATGGCATCAGAACCACTAGATGTATTTGAATACGCATTAATAAGAGATACTGGATCTAGATCACTTATAATATTTTTCAATTGAACAATATTTGAATTACTATGCATTCCATGATTCAAATGAGATACTTTAATGTGTTGTCCATCAGAAACATTTATAATTGAACCTGTTGGTACAACAGCTCCTCCAAGAGCAGCATTAATTGAAGTTGTTCCAACTCCTGGTTTTTGATAAAGAAGATCTCTACCTTCTATTGTACTAAAATCACCCTGAACACCAACAAGAGTTAATTCATTAACACCTGCTGTATCTGATACAGTAAGTCTTAATCCAGATCCAAGAGGATTTGCACCAATCTGTGTGGGAGTTAATACATCTCCAACAAAGTATCCTTTACCACCACTGTTTATAGTTGCAGCAATAGCAACTCCATTTTCAATAGTAATGTTAGCAGAGGCATTGATACCTGTTCCAGTAACAGAAGTTAAAGATACATTATCATACTGCTGTCCTCCAACTGCTGGAGTAAATCCAAATCCAGGATTAGTGATGGTAAGAGGTGTTTGGGAGATTGAAGAACCAGATGAAACTAATTTTCCAGAAACAACTGTATCTTTTTGAGTAACTGTTGTTCCAGGAGTAAAATCAATATCTGCTACTGTAGTTCCTAATCCCACTCTCACCTCATTTCTGATAATTGTAATGGGATTATTTTTCATTACTTCCTGTGAAAATGGAAGATCTGGATTATAGAAATTAACAGTTCCATTACTTTGGAAATTTGCCCTATTTAATCTAAATTTCAAATCTTCAAACTGACTTGGAGTCCAAGTGGAACCTGTTTGTGACTTGAAGAGAGATCCTAATGTTGGTTGAGTTGAAACAAGAGTTTGAGAACCTTCAGCAAAACCAATACTACTAATATCTATTTCACCAAGTCTTGAAATCCAAACTCTATAATTTGGTACATTAGAAAGAAGAACAACTGCATATTCTCTTCCAGAATTTAAGTAAACTGGATAATCAAATGTTACTCTTGTTGCTTCTGAACCATCATCAGATGTTCTAATTAAAGGAAGAGCGGGAGCTCCAGGATCAAGAACAACTAATGATCCAGCAATTCTCTTTGGAACAGGTAATCCAAGTTCAGTTTCTCTTAATTCAACTTCAACTACATTTTCAAAATCAACAGACTGGAAGAAAATATCAATACTAGTGATGAATATTCCTTCTTCATCGTCAACAGTAAAGGTTTGAGCAAGGGGATCTCTATATACTCCAGTTTCAACTGTTGTTGAATCTATCACGTCTTGATCATCTATATTTTCATCTGAAGTAGTACCAACAACTTCTCTTCTAGTTTCTTCTCTATCATTTACAACAACTTCTGCATTTCTTAATGATAATGTAACCTCTTGATTTTGATCACTATCACCTTGAGAATAAAATGTTTCTTCTGCTGCAGTTGTTAATGAACCAGGTACTTTTGAATTATTAGAACTACTTGTAAGTCTAAATCTATTTCTTCCATTATCAAAAGATGGTGTTGATAAATTTGATGCATTAGGAACTTCAAAACAACCAACTAAACCTCCAACTCTATCAGTAATAAATCTCTTATTAGTAACATTTGCCTGAGCACCACTAGTTTGACCTACAATTCTCATTCCATCTGTAACATGACCAAATGATGCAGGAGCATTTTCATCAGATAAATCTTTAGTATCAATGTTTAATATTGTTGAAGCAGCAGAGTACTGACTTGGAACAATATTATTTCTATCATATGGATTGTTTGTAAAAGTATCTGTTGGTTGTAATCTATTACCTGCTCTATGATTTGAATTACACAATACAGCATTTAAAATAGGTGTAGTTCTTTGATTGGCAGTAGAAATAGTGGATTGTGAGAGATCTCTTCCTACAATACGTTCACCTGATTGGAAAGTTCCAGAAACCATTTCAATTTCAATCAACTTAGGTGTGCAATATGCTGTTGTTGCAACGTTATCAAAGAAAGAATATACTCTTGTGAAAGGTCTCATAGCTCTAGCAAAAAATTCAATATTTCTTTGCCTCATAGAGTGAATAATATCACGACTAACAATTCTATTACCAAAGGATTCAGTGTCTACTCTTTCAGATACATCAAATTGTATCCCTTCTCTTCTTTCATTATTAAAAGTTGTTGTAGTAGTTTGTGTTGTTTCCGTATTAACAATCTCATTAGTTTGTTGTTGCATTCGGAAACTACCTCTTATAGTACCTGCAGCAATCCCAAGTCTTTCAAAATTTTCCCCTGCAAAATCTGCTCTAAGTGTTGCTTCTTGTTGAAAGTTTCCTGCTGCTGAAAGTTGATTTACATCATCAATAGTTCCTTGTCTTAGACTAGTGTTTGTTCGTCTTCTTGTACCTCTAGTAGTATTACTTTCTGATTCACTAGTTTGTCCAGTGAATTCCCAAGCTTCCCAAATAATATCACTTTGTCCTCTTCTACTACCAGATTCACCTTCAAGATCAACTTGTAATGCAGCAGCAACTCCTTCAAGAGAACCCATCATATCAACTGCTCTAACTTCTAACTGAGTAGTATCAATCCAAACATCTGCAGTTGGATCAAGAGTGATATTTCCATCATAGAAGGTGACTAAGAAAGGAGTTACACTCTCAGTTCTTGTGGCAAATTGTTGATTCAACCACTCTTGTTCTGTATAATCAAGTGAAAGTACAGTTGAAGTATCCCCATCATTTTTAATATTTCTCTTTATATTTGTGCCAACAATATTGGCATATCTAGGATCACCAGTATTTGTTTGGGAACTAATTCCAGATATTGCATCAGTGCCAATTTGAAGGTTAATTGCAGTGCAATAATGAGATGGTCTTAAAACTCCTTTTCTTTGATCAATTGCATTTTTTATTCTTACACCATAATCTTGTCCAGTAATGTCTGTAAATCCATCAACAAAAATACCATTTTTAAATCTATCAAGACCATTTGAATCAGCAACAAATTGATCTAAAGCCAAAGTTTCAAGAGCATTAAGAGAAGTATAATATTCTAAACTTCTTACTCTATTTTCAATTCTATTGATATCAGACATCTGATATCTCTTATATTGTAATGAACTAATTTTTACATCTTTAGTTGTGAAAAGGTATGCTGGTAATTCAGCATTAGCAATTAAAATTCCATTTTGTGATGAATTAGGAGTTTCTGGGTTGTCTGAAGGTGTTCCTTTAATTACACTAAAAACTCCTTCTTGATTTAAGTAAATTGAATCAATTCTAGGGAGATAATATGAATAATCAATTGTAATTGATTCGTCACTAGCAATTACATCTTTAGATGAATGTTGATTACCTGTAAAACTTCTTCCTAAGAATTCTAAAGGAGATCTGGATCCTTCAGAAACAGAAAAATTGCTTACTCTTGGTCTTGCATCAATCAAATCTGTATTTCTAACTCCAGATGTTATGGGTATTTCATTTGCATAATTAAATTCTGAATATGAATTTACTGTAGTAATGTCACCAGTATCTGAACTATTATATGATGCAGACATATAATATGCTTTTATCTTTCCATTAGGGACAGAAGCATCTGCTTTTCTTACAATTCTAGAATAATCATAAATTGAATTTCTCCCACCACCAATTAGATTAAAATTATCAATAATATTTTTATCACCAATTGTAACATCAGCAGAGATTGCTCTCACGCCAGAATCACTAAAAGAAATGATTTCATTCTCTGCAAATCTTTTATTATTCCCATATACAAATTCAATACTATTAGCATCAATTTTTCCAATAACAATTGCTGCTGCTCCAGTATTAGTACCTATTACAAATTCACCTATAGAAATATCTTCAGTGCTGTTAGTTGGACCATCCATAGACCCAGTGGTCATAGTAGGAGGTACTGGATCTGAATCGCTAGTTGATTCAAATAATCCATAAAGTGTTACAACATCAGGAACATTAAGTGAAATTATTTTATCCTGAATTCTTGTACCAAATGGATAATTACCATAAAGCAGTCCATCATTTAAAGTAGTTGAAATTCCTGAACTATTTGTACCTGAAGCTTGTAAATTTGATTTATCAATTAAAGTAAATGTACCTTCATTTTTTACTTTTTGCTTATTTGTTAAACCTGTTTTTCTTAATGTTGCTACAATAGTTGTATCTGTATCTGCTCCAGAAAGACCAACAAAACGAGCATTTTGATTTCCACTAGATAAAACAAGTTTTCCAGAATTTAATGGTTCAATTGTTCCATTTGATTTTGTTACTGAATATCTTTCATCATCATAATTTAAAAATACTTCTTTATTTCCTGCTGTAATTACAGATGTATCTCCATTACTATCAATTGTAACACTGAATGATCTTCTAATATCCAAAACAGCATTTTCTAAATCTACAGACTCATTTTTTAGTTTTGGAAGCACACTGTATAAAGTGTCATTATTACCAAAACTATTTCCAGAATCTATCTGATCTTGAAGATTTGTTTTTAAAATTGAAAAATCATTAACAGTTAATGGTTCAACATTTAATTGACCAGTACAAATACCAGGAACTGATGCTACTGTTTGAATTATAATATTGTTAGTATTAATAGTTGATACTTCAGCAAAAGCAATATCTAATTGACCTGGTATGCTAAAACTTACAAGATCACCTACAGTTGTAATTCCAGGGAAAGTTAAACCAGAAGCAGTTACAGTTGAAACACCTCCAGAATTTTCTGTAATTGATGCTATACCAATAATTCTTGCTGTTGATGGAATAATGTCTGCTGTGAAAGTATTAGCAGTTCCTGTAATACCAAAAACTGATTTAAAATCAGAAATCCCATACGATGTGAAAGCAACAGCAGTTCTACCATTACTATCATCACCATCAAAGACAATTCGTTCTCCAATATGAAAATCTCCTTGTATATTATAAACAGTTGCTGCTGTCCCAACTTCAACTGGATATCTAATAAATCCAGTTGCACCACTAGATTTTCCTTCAATAAAAGTTGGTACAGTTAGAGTTGCATTTTGATTCAAAGTCATGTCAAGATATGGTTGTATGTCGTATACAGCCAAATCCCACTGATTTTCATTAAGATTATTTAAATTATATGATCCAGATTCAAGAGAGAAATCATAGACTCTTGCCAAACCAATTTCTCTTCCTGGAGCAGCTAGAGAATTAATACCTACTCTTTTATCTCTAAAACTTATTGTATAATCAGTATTGAATCCAACTCTTGGAGATCCACTTATTCTATTAAGAGTAAAGGTTGGACCAAAACCAAAATTAATTGATTGATTTTCAAGAGTCCTTGTTGTTCTTGGTTTTTCAAAATCTAAAAAAGTGGGGGTAGTTCTATCTACTTCAAAACCTCTTACATAGGCTTTTCCTGGTGAAATTTTATATACACCTAACGATTCACGAGGATTATTCCCATCATCAGTTATTTGATTGACATTATAAATTCCTCTTTCATTTATTCCAAATAAACTCTCTTTTGCTATAGTAACAAATTCTTTTACATAATAGTGACCAGATTCATCAAAAGTTCTTCTCGCTAATTCTGCTCTAACGGAATTATTACGAGCAGACTGATTATTAATTGTTCTTAATTTACCATTTGTAACTACTGCTGTTTGAATAAAATTCTGGTCATCAAAATCATCTAAGTTTTTCTTAGATAAAGTTGCAGAAATTTTAAGTCTATCTGCCCCAGGAGCTGTATAATTTGTAAATCCTTGAGCATTATCATTTAAACTATTATCTGATGAAGAAGAAACTAATTCCTCCTTTACAAAAAAACCAATTCTATATGATGGAGTATTTGAATATTGATCAAGAATTAATAATTGATCATAGACGTCTACAAAAGTTCCTCTTAGAAAATATACTCCTTGACTGACTGCATATGATGAACCAGTTTGATTTGAATTAGTTGACAAACACTGAGCAAAACCTTCACCTGATGAAATAAATGTGTTTGAAAATTGAATATTTTCATCAGTATTTAATACTTCTCCATCTTGAAAAGTAGCTTCATCAAAATTATTACCACTGTTTAAATAATTTACGTAAAGAGTATAATTTCCATTTTCTGATTGTGAATCATCAATATATGTTACAATATTTGCAGTTACACCAGAAATTCTTCCAGTAATTTTTTTACCAACAAGTTGATCTAAGTAGAGACTTACAGGAATACCAGCATAAGATGAATTAATTTGAATTGCCTGAAAATTTTGGTAATAACTAGTGTTACCAGGAATTACTTTGGCACCTTCATTAAAAAAGTGATTACCTACGTTTTCAATTTGATCTTGAAAAATAGACTGAACATTGTTCAGTTCTCTAGCTTGAATTGGGTAACCAGGTTTAAATAATACCTTGTAATAGTTACTTATTGGGTCAAAATCGTCAAAGTAGGGAGCAACATTGAGATTAGTTTCCTGTGGCATGATTTTTTAGAACTGCAAGATAATTTTTACGTCTTCTTTCTGCGATGCAGACCTGGTAATTGATGGTCTATTATCAACATGAATGATATTTCCAGAATATTTTTCAAGTTCTGGATTTGAAATTCCCCTTGAAAAATTTTGACCCAAGTTGAAATCTCTATTATTTATTCTAGTAGAGATACCTGTAAATGAAGTCTCAATACTTAAAGCGTTTCCACTACTTGGAATAATATTATAACTACCACCAGTTATAATATCTGCTGAAAATCTTTCAGCTGTAAATCCATAAGTTGGAGATGCATTTTGAGTTCCATCAGTATTAAAACCTGAATTGGATCTGTCTTGCCAATATTTCAAAACACCAGTAGTTTGATTGTATGAAACCACTCTTCCAACTGCTGTAGATCCTAAACCAACAGTTTGAGTAACTAAACTATCAGCTGTAAAGTTTGCTGAACTATATCCTGTACCAGTAAGTCTTAAAGCGTAAACAGCACTTCCTTTATCATCAGTAAATATACTATCAGTTTCATACTTTTTAGGATTTTCAATAAGACCAATTCTGGCAAATTGATTACCAGTTACGAAATCTGGATTTTCTGAATCATTTTCAAATCTAGCATATAGTAAAACATTAAATGCTCCTAACTCTCTATAGATGTCACTTCCATGTCCACCAGGAGGGGGGACAATTACATTAAATATTGGATTTGTTGTGCCTACTGGTAAACCTCCAGCAACTAAATCAAGTGTTCCAAATGTATAATTTGATCCACCATTAGATATTGTTACAGAATCAATTTTTGAATCACTATTTACAACAACAGTTGCTGTTGCACCATTACCATCACCATTAATTGGAACATTAGAATATGATTGAGCAGTTCCAAGACCAACTCCTCTTTCTTTTATTGATACAATTTTAATTTGACCACTTGCAGAAGCATTTTGTCTTACAGATGCATTATCTGAACTTGTGCTCCAATTACTTGGTACTGGGATATAATTTGTTGAATCAAACTTAATTGCTTGACTAGGTTTGATGGTATATAGATATTTCCAAATATAACCATCACCACTACTTCCTGCTGCTCTTGGTTCAAGATCTGTAAATGTAGGTTCATCTAATGATGGACCCCCTCTAAAAGCATTTTCAGGTGTTGCACTATTAAATAAACAAATGTAAACTCTATAATCAGAGTTCATCACATAATAATTTGCTGAATAAATGTTTGATGATCCTGATGGTTGAGAAAGATTATCAATAGTGATATCATTTCTCCACATATCATATGTTGTGCCAGATGCCCAAACATTTTTATTTACAACTTGAGTTGCATCACTACTATTGATTTTCTTAACTGAAAGCATGGTATCCCATACTTGATTAGTTTGATCTAAACTGTCAAGTGGAGATGGTGGATCAGAATCCCAAGTAGATTGATATGCAGTAGCATTGGGTAATCCAATAAAACCATAATAAGAATTAGTACTGGTTTGTACACCAGATACAAAATTCTTAGCACTCAAAATTCTTAATTGATCAGTTATAATAGCAGCCATTAGCGTGGACTTTTTTCCTATTTATGGGACTTATACTGAATATGCTTTAAACTTCAGTGGATTGAATCTTCTGACTAAAGAAGATGTTGAAATACCAGTATCAGAATAAGCAGAACCTATACCTGACAGTGTGTGAGCAGGGAATGATTTAGGTTTAGTTCTATCGTCAAAGGTAATTTTACCCCAACTATAATTACCAATTTCATGACCTGAAGTACTTCCAATTCCAACAGGAATTCTATCAACATTTACAGTAAGTGTTCTTACTGAAGTAGTGACTCCAGAGGTATCTTCAACATATACAGTGATATTTCTATCTATAAACGATTTTACTTGATAAACACAATCAAGAGCAGTTGTTCCAACCCCCACTGTAGTGCCCCCAGAAGAGTCCTGAGCAGCAAAAGTAGAACCAACTGATAGGCTTGTACCATTTAGAACAAAATAATCACCTGTAGATATTCCACTAACTGTAACACCAGATCCAACATTTGTGTCTCTCATAAATGAATATCTTGGAATATAAGTATCAAATTGTATAGTATTCTGAGATCCAGATTTAGCAGTTAATATTCCAACAATAACACCATAATCACCTTTATACTCAGTGATATTAATTTTTTCACGTATTAATGGTGGTGACTCAATAAGAACAGATGGAGGATTAGTAGAAGTATATGCTAATCCAGTTGTTGTACCACCATACGAAACAGTTACAGAGGTCACTGTGCCTGCAGCACTAATTAATGAAGTTGCTTCTGCTCTGCCAGTTGTTCCTCCAAATCCAGCTGGATTTGATACAAATACAGATGGTGCTACAGTATATCCAGCTCCAGGATTAGTAATGCTAAATGATATAATTGTACCAGCAGTTCCTACAACTGCTGTTGCAGCAGCTCCAGTTAATGTCTTCTGATCATTAATTTCAATGATTTTTTGATGCTTATTTCTAACACTAGTATTTCCTATTTCATTTTTTGGATTAAATGCTGGAACTAAATTATTTACATAACATTCTGTTGATCCAACACCTACAGATGTAATCAAATAAGATGATGGTCTACTAAGTGGTTCATATATTTCTCTATCTTTTCCAATTTTTTTGGAATTGATAACTAAATCTTTAGTTTGCTTACACCAAGTAACTGGTCTTTGTAAGAGAGTATCACTTGTTATTCCTGGTCCATTATAAAGAGTTGTTTGAACACTATCTACTGTATTGATTCCAGTAACTATTCTTTCTTCTTGATCTAAGAAGTATGATTGACCAGATCTTGGGTTATAATTAATATCAAGTGAATCACCTGGTTTAACAGTTTGTAAAACATCTCTAAAGACAACATCAATATCATCTCCAGTTCCTTTATAGTAAATGACCTTTACAGTATCACCTACTTTAGGTGCTTCAGCAAATTCAACTATACTTCCACCATTAAAAATGAATGCAGATCCAGGTTTTTGGAGAACATCATTAATGAATATGATTAAAGTTTGTTCAACATCAATTAATGAACCTTTAGCAGACACAATTGAAATTGCTTCTTCATTAACTGTCAATCTAAAGGATCTTTCTTCTCCATTAAACTCACTAGCAAATGAATCAAATATTTGGAACTGACCAAGTGACCATCCATTAAAATTATCTGTATATACATCTTGAATAGTAAGTGTGAAATCCTCAAATGTTAGAGATGTGTTTGTAGGAATTCCTGTAGTTCCACCTGTGGGGATAGTTAAAATTTCATTATTTCCATATGCATAACCATAACTATTAATTTTGAAGTCAATTACACTAGAACCCTGTCCAACAACAATATCAACAGTAGCACTTCTACCAACTCCTGCTAACGATGAAGAATGATATTCAAGGGGAATATTTTCATATGATAGAGGAGAATCAAATAAAATTAGTGGTGGATCTGAAGTTGTGAATCCTGTTCCTGGATTTGTAATTGCTACACTAACAATATTTCCATTACTAATATTTGCTGTTCCCAAAGTTTGAATAGGTGGATAACCCTCAGATAAAGCAACAGATACATTAACAGTAGTTTGAATACCTGATCTATAACCAGATCCACTATTGCCAATACTGACTGATGAAATTGTTCCTAATCCAGAAATAATACCTGTACCACCAGCAGAAACTAATGGTTGATATGCAAAACCAGCAGTATTCCCAACAGAAACAATAACACCACCTGTGGGTAAATTGCCTTTGGATGGATCATATCCTTCTGGTTGAATCAAACCACTAAATGTAATTGTTGAGATACCAGCATCCTCAATAATTGTATAATTGTTTAATTCAGGTTGTTCTCCTCTTGGTAGTTGGAATATTCCATTTATCAATACAATTCCATTCCCAGTTGAAATTCCTGTTACATTACTTGATTGTGATTTCAATATAAAATCACTCTTAATACCAGTAAATTGTGTTGATATATCGTCAAATATGTAATTTGTGGAGTAAGTTTCAGCAGATGTTTTTTGAGCAACATTCCTCATGAATGTTCTTCCGTGGAAACTAGATCTTGTAGTGATGCCACTAAAATCTCTAGAATCTGGAGGATTAGTAATACTGCCAATAGGAACATTACCAAATGGTGCTGCAGCAAAACTTATTATATTACCAGCAATATTAAAATTACCTATCAATTTTGTAATGGTTGATCCAATTCCATGCTGAACTAATGTTGTTCCAAGTTGCTCTCTCAAAACACCAATTGCATTATCATTTCCAACTCCAATATCAGTTACTTTCATTATTTCATCATTAATTTGAACTAAATCACCAGCAAAGAATGAAGTTATTCCAATTGTTGTAAATCTTGTATCAAAAATAATAGATGATGCTAGAGCTGTAGTGACAGATGATCCAACCACAGGAGATTGAATCATGTTATCAATAGTGAGAAGAGTTTTTGTATTTTGATTCTTTGCTGTGAATACATGAGAATCTCCATATCCAACATTTGTAAAATCAAATGTCTCTGGATTAATTAAAAGTGATTTTTCTGCTGTTGCTGCGAATCTTAAAGATCCATCATCAACTTTAACAGCAAAAAGTTTTGTAGGTAATTTATCTGTAAGACCAATTCCAGGAACAGTAGCAGATGTGATTCCTATAGATTGTGATGTACCTGCACCTGAATTACTGTAAACTAATTCTTCACCAGTAACAAAGAAGTGTTCAGGTATTTTGACCAAATCAAGAGAGGTATTTGCAATTGATGGATTGCTACCATCAATAACTCTTCTAAAAATTTGCTTACCTTCATGAAGCAAATTAAAGTCCTTTGTAATATCAAGTTTTGTTCCTCTGTAAGAACCATTATCACTATTAACTTTCCAATTAAAATAATCTATTTGAGTTGTATTGGTATTATCATCATAAGTTTGAAGATCAATTGCATAAGTTCTAACTTGAACATTAATGCTTGGTTTTGCTTTATAGGTTATACTTAAATCAGTTCCATTTTCTGATATGTTAACTTCACCTATAGTGCTACCTGTTGAGACATTTGCATACTCAACAAATTCTGCAGAAGTTTCTAATCCTTGTCTCAATACTCCCAATTCAAATGATTCATAGACATTATTTGTTGAGTTAGTGACATTAATAAAATAATAACCACTATCGTAAGGTTCTGAAAGTGTGGCTACTGTAGTAAACCCTGGAGTTGATGAAGAAGAGATACTTTTATAAGTTGATCTAAATCTACCAACATCTAGTGCAACTGTTCCAATACCAGTTTCAGAGGCACTTATAGCAGTGATTTGAGCATTTGCAGTTAAGGCAGTAGTATTTGCATCAGGAATAAAATCAATTTTTACATTATTACCAGATAGATATGAATTGTAAGTTCCAAAACCTGTGAATGTGGCATTAGAATTATCTCCAATTCCACCATACTCTAAAAGGTGTACAGTGGTTCCATCATGAAGGAAGGTAAGTTCATTACCAAGATAGTTATCATTACTATCTTCCAACATTAAAAGAACTTTTCCTGACCTATAACTTGTTGCAATAGAAACAATATTTGTTGTGGTTCCCACTGAAACTGTATTTTGCTGACTAGATGTACTTACAGCAGTGCCAACTGCTGTAATTGATCCAACTCCAGTATAATCATCAATTGCAGCAATATTGATAATAGAAGTATCATAATTGTTAACTTCAAATTTATTTGGATTAAATGTTAAATCCCATCCAGAAGATGTTACACGATAACTATAATGACCTAAATCTAATTTAGAATCTAGAATAGCATATTCATCCAAGTATCCAAAATTATCATCTTGAGCTAAAGATAATATTGAAAACTGTCTTTCATCAGTAAACGTTCTATCTTTTACATATGCAAATATTTTATTATATTTCATATTACTGGTGAAATCACCAATAGAACTAAATGAATCTGGTCTTTCATTACTATTGAATGAAGAACTAAAATCATCTATTGATAAGACTCTATTTCCAACAGACTCAAAATAATCAGATAATATAGAACTTTCAAATAAGATTTCATTTGAATATAAACCACCATTTATAAATTCATGAGTCTCTCTCACATAATCAAAATTATAAACACAATTTAAATCTACTAATGTTTGGATGTCAACAATAGTTTCGATATTTGAGTCTGAAGTTTGTAAAATATTTTGTGTTACATCATCTAATATACTTACAATTTGAAGATCTCCAAATTTAACAAAACCAGCAGTATGATTTAAGGCATTAACAGCAGGATTCCATGTGTCAAAGGGAATCTTAGATTTAACAGCATATGAGAAATTTTGATAATATTCATTATTTGGAATTTTTTGGAAACTATCATTTAAGAATCCAACATCATCTTTCCATCCATTATAAACTGTAGCTCCTGCTCCAGTTTTTGATTCTGCATTAAAGTTAATTTTTCTGGATACAATTCCTTGAGTTTTTGAACTATTGCCTTGAATTAGATCTCCAACTTTTATTTCATTGCTGGTTGAAATTTTAAGAATTTCTATATTTGAATTCCAAGAAAGAACTTTTCCTTCAACTCCACCACTTGTACACATTTCACCTTTTGAAAATTCATTAGGAGAGAATTTTACATCAAACAGAGGGAAATGATCTTCTGGAATAACTCTACCCAAACTTGGTAAAAGTGCTACTCCTGGATTTTCAGTTATAGAAAGATAATTTTCCAAAGAATATTCAATGTAACCACCAGGTCCACCAAGTTGAGGTACAGAATTTGTAACTTCAAATAAAGCAAAGTTAAAATCTGAAGAATTATATCCTCTACCTGTTGTATTGAATCCCAGATTTATATTTTCAACTAATATTTTTTTACCAACAGCAAATGGGTAATCAGATGCATCACTAAATGTTGTATTAAAGTGCAATCTTACTATTTGTAATGTTGAATTATAAGTTACTGAAGAAATTCCAACACCATTAGTATTATTTGTTGGAATCAGTGTTGGTTTTGTATTGTAAATTCCTGTTGTATTTTTAACAATTGATACACTGGTATCACCAATATCATATTGAAGATCTACATCATCTATAACTTTTTGAGTAAATCCATCAATTACAATAAGTTTTGGAGCTTTTAAATAATTTTTACCACTTGATGTAATACCAATAAAATCAAAAGATGATAAAGGTTCAATTTTTAAAATTTCAGGTAAATTTACTATAGGTCTTAATGTAATATCAGAGGGATAACCAAATCCAATATTATTAGTGTCAAAAGTATATGATAAAATTTCACCTATACTTTTACTTTGAGGTTCTAAAATTGCACCAGATCCCATATGAGATGTGATTGATGAAATTCCAGGTACTAATTCGTAAGAGGATCCTGTATTGAATACTTGAATACTTTCTATAACCCCATATGCTGTTTTGGAGTCTGTAGTATATGAAATTGAAGCATTATTTACATTATAATTTTCATTTTCAGGTTTTTCTGGAATAGAAAATGTAAATGTAGTGGTTCCAATTCCAGAAATAGTTTTTAAACCATAAAAAATACTGTTAACAAGGTCAATTTGATTATTTGAAAATACATTTACATCACTAACTATTTCTGACTTAACTGCAGGCAATATTTCTTGATTATCACCAACAAATCTATACCAAAGATTTGATTTTTTAAATGAATCATTAAAATCAATTATTAAACTTGCATCTGTGCTTACACCTATTGTGCCAGTTTTAACAACTTCAAAAATTTCATCCTCTCCAGATGTTAAAAATTCATTTGTATAGTTTAAATCACTATAAATCTTCAAATCAAAGGCAGAATAACTAACACCAGAATTAATAAATCCCAAACTTGAATCACTTAAATCAAATTTAAGTTTTTGGTTTTTTAATACACTAACATATGGATTAATTCTAGATACAGTTCCTGCATTTGCTGATGAGAATTTAACAAAGTTTTTATTGCTAACATCTATTTTTTCACTACAAAGTTTAATCTTATCTTCACCATATATAACAACATAATACATTTTTTGATCAATTAAACCACTAATTACAGTAGATGCATTATAAACTATTTTATCTCCTGTATTGAATTTATGATTGATAATTTTAATAGTATTTTCAACTACATTAACATCATTTGATGTAAATGTTTTTGGATCAAAAACAACTCTTCTATTATAATCGTTATATCTAACATCAATGGTTTTTGTTGATTTTGGTTTTAAATCAAAAAATACTTTATTGTTATTCTCCAATCCATGAGTAGAGGCTGTTGATACAGTAACTGTGTGAATTCCAATCTTTCCTGTTACAACATCAGTTTTTACAGTTTTGAAACTATGGAAATCACCAGTACCAAAACCAGGGAAGAAAAGTAACCCTGTTGATGTTCCCAATCCAGAATATCCACCACCTGTACTAGCAAGTCCAACTTTATTTGTTGCTATTCCAATTAAATTGTTTGTTATAGGGGCAACATACAAAATACTATAATCAGAGAGTAAATTATACGTATCTGTAGTACCATTCCATGTGGATACTGCAGTTCCTGTAAAATTATTATAAGATACTATATCATTTAAGTTAAGTTTATGATTTGGTAGATATATTTGTTGCGATTGTAATGTTACTGCAGTTACACCAATAGCAGGATTTTTAAAGGTAATAGTTGTAGCAGTGCCCACTGCTGTGCCTACACCAATTGCCTCTTCAGGTTCAAAATAAATTTCTTCATTTAAATTAAATGTGGTTGTAGATTTTATTGACCCAACATTAAAAGTAAATTTTCTTGGATCTTCTACTATTGAAGTAAGAGTAGAGTAAGATGTTCCTACAGTGCCATCTTGTTCTCTTACTACTCTAATTCTTCCACTTAAACTATCAATATTAAGAACTTTAATTCTTTCTGCACTGATCTGTAATATATCATTAGGTCTGATTGTTGGATAATCTAAAATTCCAGTGACATAGAAATACGTTGTTAATCCTGTAACTGAAGTATTACCCACACCTAAGTTTAAATTGAAACTGTCAGTTCTTACTCCGATAAAATAATTACCACCAAATCCTGGTAAAGTCTTTGAAATAGATCCAACATTTACTAATGTACCACTCTTTAAATTATGAGGAACTGTTGAGAATCCAATAAATCTTGATTCGTTAATTCCTTCTAATGCAAATTCAACATCTATTTCTGTGCTAGATGTTGCTGCTGAAACAACTGCTTTACCTTTTACATTTTTAATTTTTGCATTAGCACCCAATCCACCAGAATTTTTATTATCAAAATTAATTTTATCACCAACTTGATAATTATCTCCACCACTAAGTATTTTAATTGATTCAACACCACCAATACTTGCAGAACCTATAATAAATGATTGTTTTTTAAGATTATTTGAGTCAAAGATATAATCATAACCACTATATTTTGAAACAAAATTGTATGGATTTGTGTTTCTAAAATATCCTGTTCCAGCAAAATTAAAATCTTTTTGATTTGAACTTTTTCTGTAGTTAAATGTATTTGGTTGTGAATTAAATGTATTACCTACAATGTAAGGGAATTTAGGTGCTTTAAACTTATTAAATAAACCAAATGAACTATTGACTGATTCAATTGTGGCAAAATATGCATAACTGCCAAAAGGAAAATCTGGTGTTACAGAATATCTTCCATTATGCTCATCTAAATCCCCATTACCATTAAATTCAAAATCTTCAACAAAAAACCCTTCAGGATAGAAAGACAAAGATGGTCTATTGTTTGATGTTATATTGAGTTTATATCCAGATTCAATTAATTTAACTGAACCACCATCTGAGTTTTCATATCCATATGGGCCATATATTGGGTGTCCATCATATGCCCAACCAATTATGGGTGAATGATATTTACTATTCAATTCACTTTTATTAACAGGATCAAGTTCTAAATCATCTACTCCATATAGAACTTCAAAATCTGAAATAGGATTAAGTTTTCTTCTTAATTCTCTTGGAGCATATAGATGTGAATATTGTAGAGACTCATTGTTAAAACTATTACAAATTACACCATCATCTTCACCAATAATATCTATTGATTTTTCAAATAAATTAACAGTCCACTGATGAATATTAATATCCAATCTCTCTGCAGTGACTGGTGATTCAATAGTCAGTGATGATTTATTATCAAAACCTACTCCACCATTTATTACTTTTATTTCTACTAACTTATTATCTCTTACAATTGGTGTAAGTTTAGCAAATTGACCATTACCATTTATTTTAATATTTGGAGGGCAATTATAATCTTTACCACCATCATTAACAATTACAGAAACAATTCTACCATTATTGATAATGGGGGTGACTTGAGCACCAGACCCTGATTTAAGTTCAATTTCTGGTGTTCTATTAAAATTAATAATTTCAGGTGATCCATAATTTGAACCACCATTGATAACTTCTATGAAATCAATACTACCTCTAAAGACAGGTTGAATTTTAGCATTAAAATCTTGTCCAGAGAGTGTTGAAATTCCCAACACACCATTAATAGAAACAGAAATTGGTTCATAATTAAAAGTACCATTTCCTGTAGATCCCAGTGACACATAAACATTATTATTTAAAAAATAATTTATTGTAGATCCTGTACCAATTTGAGATAAATTGAATCTATCATTATCAATTTTTTGAACATAGTAATCTGTATTGGAAACAATTCCTGAAATATTGACAGTGCTTGGAGAGTATCTTATTTTTTCGCCAGTTTGATATCCATGTTTTTCAATAAAAATAGTATTTGTGGATGTTGTAACACCTGCTATATTTCTTTCTTTATTTTTATATCCTTCACCTGGATTTAAAATATGACATTTTGAAACAATTTTTTTCTTATCAAAAGATTGAATTGTTTGCAAACCAGTTCCATAATCAGTTATAGTTAGAGTATTAATACCAATTCTTGCATTTGATGAAGTTGAGTGCAGTCTTATATTTTTATCATCAACAACTTCAACAAAATAATGATTAAAAGTTGATATGCCAGATATATTTCTACCACCATTTGTGAGGTAGATAATTTTTTCACCTGTATAAAATTTATGAGATGTTGAGAATCCAATTCTGTGTGCAGATGATCCAACACCTATTGTAATTGATGTAGTTAAACCTGATGATGATTCTGATAAGAAGTTCACACCATGAACAAGATCAATAGTTTCAACTTGAACCTGTGCAGGAACAACTGGATTTCCTCCAGTGATGGTTACAATTGGATCCTGAACATAATCAAATCCAGTGTCAGAAATTCTTATTTCTTCTAATCTTCCAATCACTGCAGATTTTGCAGTAGCACCAACTCCAACACCATCACTTATATGAACAACTGGGGGATTGATAATATCAAACCCATCACCTCTATCTACAACATCTATGGATTTTATATCACCAAAATATACAATATCATCAGATTTATAATTTAATATTTCAACTCCATTATTAAACATACCAATTTTTCCAGAGTATGTATCATAACCATCTTTGTTTTTGATTGGAGTTTTTACTTCTCTATAAATTTCTTGAGGAGAAACTTTTTTATTGTAGAAAGGTTGATATGTAAATTTATTATTTGTTACTGTACCTCCTGGAGAAATAAACTTATTATCAAAAAGATCAGATTTACTTCTAGCAATTTTGAAAGATCTAGAATTATCTCTTCCAATTCTTTTTACAAAGTAAACTCCTTCATCAATATTAGAAAATTTAGTTACTCTATCCTCATATTGTTGAACACCATTAAGAACAAATGTTTCTATTCTTTCAAGAGTTGGAGAATAATAAACAGCATCACCAGTGTAGAGACCATGCTCTGATGAAAAAGTAAATGTATCTCCGCTTACATTTGAACTTGAAAATATGATAACCTTATCATTTGTTTCAATTAAATCATTATTTCCATAAGTGGGAAAAGAATTTGATGAGAGGATAGTATCACCATTAAATTTTTGATAGGAATTTACAATATTTGTAAATGATTGATTTATTTCAGGATGGTTTTTGTAATTACCTTTTAGAATTTTATTTCTTGCAACCAATTCACCAGAAAAACTATCAGGAATAGAACTTAATAAAATCTCAAATCTATCGCTACCAAGATTTTTTAAAACATTACCTTCAGTAATAACTTCTGAATCCCTTAAAATTTCTAGGGAATATCCTCTTTTTAAATAAGTATCATCAAAAGTTGTAATTATATACTTTCTTTCTGAAATATCAATCTCTTCAACATTTTGTATTCTCCATTTAAATTTAAGATTATTAATTAAATTATTAACAGGTAAACTATTACCATCAATACCCAGTGACTGAAGTTCAGCTACATCATCTTTATTAAAATAATAAGTTGAATCATCTATAATAAGATCAGTAAGTGTAGTAGAAATTCTAAATCTTATGTCATCATTAATAGTTGATGCATAATCATCAAAGAAAACACTAGTTGTATCTGCTATATTTGTTGTTATTCCTGTAATATCTAAAAATTGATTATCATTTTTACTTCCATATGTAAAATCAAACTCCTCATTACCAACATTAAAGGATATTAATTCTCCACTATTTGGGAAACCAATAGTTGAATCTACATCAATTGTAGTCTGACCAACTGAAACATTGTTTAAAACTTTAGTTGATGGTATTGATTCAAATGTTCCAAAAATTGATCCATCTAAATTAATATCTCTCTGGTATCCTATGTCTATGCTTATTTGAAGATACTGATCGTTATTATAAATTACTTTCTGTACATTAGTAACTGTCCCCTTTGCTCCAGTTCTTAATTGTTGAATTGTTCTATTTTTTAATTCAAATGGATCACCTAGTATTGGTTCAATTACAAAATCTTTTGTTACACTATAATCAGCAGTTGATGGTTTAATTAAAAATTCACTTGGTTTGACTATATTTACTTCATCACCATATAGTGCTTGAAAAAGAATTTTTAAAGCTCTATCAGTCCCTTTTGCATCATAAAAACTTTTTGCGCCAAAAATAAAGTTTCTTTGATCCAATCCAGAAAATAAATCTCTACCAGAAAAACCTGGAACAAATTGATTTTTTACTTTATTAAAAAATTCTTCTAAGAAAAGAACGCTTAAATTTTCAATTTTAGAACCAGCAGCATGAGTTGCTGAAAAACTATTTTCAAAAACTAATTCATCTGGTTTATTGGGAGAAGTATAAGATACTATTCCACTAAATCCTCTTACACAATCAGTAAATGTTGTTTGTGTCTTTTTACCATAAAATATAATCTCGTTATCAATTTTAATTAATCCATTCCTTTCAGGAAAACCATACGTAAAATTAGTATCTAGTTCAGTGGTGATTGTATCATCAACAAATGAAATTGTGCTGGCCAAACCTGTTGAGGTTTTGATATCATATAAATTATCAACTTTTACATATTGATCAATATTGTTTAAAATATTTAAAGATCCACCATTATTTTCAACAGACAGATAATATTGTTCTAAAAATTTTCCCAACAAAGGAAAATCATCCTGAATGTACCCAGGAAGCTGGTCTGATACAATGTCTTGTACTTGTACTCTATCTGTGTTCATTTATTAATATCCGTATCCTGATCCACCACCTGATCCACCACTAGAAGGTGTTGATGGTGAAGTAGTTGAAGGTGTTGATGGTGTTGAAGTAGTTGTTACAGTGCCAGTTGTTGTTCCCACTACTGTAGAAGAAGTTGTTGTACTATCTATCTGAGTTATAGGAGTGCTATATGAAGGTTCACCTCTAACTAAACTATCCATGTCAAAACTTCCTGATACAACATAATTGCTACCAGATATATCCCCACCATCTGATATTGAGTCCAAAACTGTATCAATTTTTACAAAAGGCATATCAATTTGCAGATATAAATCCTGAAGTCCAACTACATCATTTGAATATGGTGTTGCTGATATTTCAATTAATGGAGAATTTCTATTTACTGATGTATCAATTATTTTAATAGCAGTCAATTTAAGTTCTCCCTTAACATAATCAATAGTTCCAATATTTGATTTTACAATTACTGGTTCTGTGGATGAATTAAGTTTGAATAATAATAATGTACCAGTGGTTAAATCACTATTTGCTCTATCCCCAAGATAAACTGTATCACTTATTCCACTAACTTTAAATCCAGAAGATCTAATATTATATCCTAAAATTCTTCCACCATGTATTGGTGAATGTCCATGATTTCTTACAAAAAATCTATTACCAAAACAAATTTCATATTGAGCAAATTGATTGAATTTTACTTCAAGATCTCTTCTCATTTCAACTTTAGTCACATTAGATGTTATTGATCTGTGACTATCATCAATAACTTTTTGAAATTTACTATATTTAAATCTACCACCAAACTTATTAATTTCTGTTGATTTAGAATATCTCTGAATATTATCTAATACTTGAGAACTAACTATTGAAGAACCAGGAGTAAGATTACTATTATAATATACACTTGACTTTGCTTCAATATAAAGATACTTTAAATCAATAATTTCAGGAATAATACCTGCAACAGAGTATTTTTTTAAATTATTTAAAATGTTTCTCTTAACAGTAGAAGATAAATGTGTTCCATTTTCTGGTTTTACACTGATAAAAACCTTTCCATATTGAGGTGGATTTAAATCTTCTCCACCAAATGCTGATACAGATTCAGTTTCAGGATATACTTTTGGAATAATCGCTTCATAATCAGATGATGTTACTGCTCTATTTCTTGTTGAATATATTTGTGTAGAATATTTTCTAATTGATTCAACACTTTCAATATCACCACCACCCTGAGATGATTGATTAACTGATACAACTGAAACTCCTGTGGTCACTGCAGAACCATTTTGATCTAATAATCTACCATTAAACGCGAAGTCAGCAATACCATCTGCAGGAGCTCCATCAGTAACGATGTAATCAGCTAAAATATATCCAAGATTACCTTCAGTTAATTTCTTTCCAAATATTCCATCACCAAATAAAAGTTCATATCTTTCATTTAAAACTTCTTGTAAGAAATACACTCTTGAAGATGAATCAATATCATACAAACTATCTACTTTATTAAACAATTCTTTAACAGTACTTGTTTCATTAGGTTTAAGTGTTACCCTAATAAGATCTGTATCAATACCAGAATTACCTAAGATATACTTTTTATTTGGTATTCTTGGATCAACTGTAAAATTTTCTTGAACATAAAGTCCTTGATATATTGAGATATTATTAAATCTTGCTTTTCCGTCTGAATCTACCTTAACAGATTCTTCTCTATTAATTGAAAAGACATAATTTGTCCCACCAAATAATTGATTAGTAGTACAAACTGGACCAGGTTGTAATGTTATAGTTGAAACATTACTTGAAGCTCCAATATTTACTTCAAATGATACAATTGCAGTAGAAGCTTTTCTAGATTTTGGAATATAACCAATGTTTCTTGCTAAGGAAACAATATTTTCTCTTAAAGTTGCGCTATCAATAAACACTTCATTAGACAACATATTAGCGTTGTATGATGAAATGTAAGTATTATATGCTAAGATATCAATTACTTGTGATAAATTAGATCCTTCAAAATCATAATCAGTGAAATTGCTATTCGCCTTTAAATAGTCTCTTATAGAGACTTTTATTTGATCAAAGTTTAGATTACTTAAATTGACTAAAGGCATTTATCTGGTTGATTCTAGGGAAAAGTTTAATTCCTGTGCAGGAACTGGAAGTCCAATAATAGTATATTGAATACCTATCTGATATAATAGAGCATCAACTTTAGGTGTAACAGTAACTTTACTAACTTTGATCCTAGGTTCAAAATTTGTTAAAGTATTAATTATTTCACTTTTAATTGCTGTTGATGTAAATTTATCAATAGGTTCAAACAATAAGTTATTAATATTTGAACCTAATACAGGATTAAATGGTCTTTCACCAGGAACTGTAAGAATAAGATTGCGTACAGATCTTGCTATAGCATTAGTGTTCTTTAAAACAATCATATCTCTATTGATAGGATTAACTTTAAATGTAGCACTGATATCTTTAAAAGATCTACTTACGCCTTCAATTGGCATTAATACCCTATATTCTTAAGTTATTTAGTATCAATCTTCATAGATTCTACACTCATCAGTTTCAGGATTTTCATCACAATACATTTCTAATGCTGAGGGATCATGGTGGTCACCTGCAGCAATATCTTTTGCATGTTCTTCAGCATAATGCTCAAGATGTTCTAATTCATCTTGAGTGTGACGCCTTTTCTGTGGGGAGATTGTAGAATCATCTAAAATTTCCTTATCAGTTTGGATATGCTTCTCTATTGATTCCATCGTCATTTTTGTTTTCTGTACTATTATTTAACCGTTCTTTACTGGTTTTCCAGAAGTAACTGTCTTGATCCCCTAACCCCATTCTTTCATAACCATTTTCAACTTGATAGTATTCTGTGGAAACTTTAAAGTCAGGGGTTAGTGGATTTTCAGGAGTTAGACTATTGTCATAAATCCTTGTCCTATTATTAGGATACAGTGCATACTGTCCATTAACAAGTTCTATTAAATTGTGTGACTTATGTTCTGCAGGATTTTCACTAGTAGCATAATCAATAACATCAGGATCTTGATGATAGTTATCTAAAGTACAAACGTAATTGCCCTTCATGGTCCCATGATCCCTTGTATAGATCTCATAGTCCATAGATCCTATAAACTGCTTTGTGACTGCTACAACCCCATAATCCATACAGTTCCAGAATTGAAGGTTCTGTAGATTCATATCTGGATCAGGCAGTTCAGGTTCACTTAAGAAAGCACTAATTGGTAACTTGTCATACATTGCACCATAGTCTGGTAAATATGTTTCAAAATAAAATGCCCTACCAGGAATACTCTTAGCACTAACCCAAACACCTTTTACAAATTCACCATGACCACTTTGATGGTCAGTTAGATATTCTTTTCGTACCCATACTTCTACAGAGGGTAAATTACAAATTAAACAAGACATATAGAGTTACGGAGAGATTTTCGCGCATATTATCTATCATTAAAAAAAGAAGAGGTCTAAACAACCCCTCCTTAATAATCAGAATCTGCAACACACATACCTAAACATCTGATATTATTTGTTGCAGTTCTTTTACAGTGTTGACAAAGAATCTTTGATTCTTCAATCTTATCTTCCTTGTCCTCTGTATCTTTTTTTTGCATTGTTACTACTAGTGGATGCATACTTTGTATGTTTCCCTGCTCCTTGTCTTGTTTTCTTGGGTTGTGCTTCAATGAAATCACCACCCATCAAACTCTTCTTAACTTTTGCCATAATTTAATAAATCAAATAACTCTGTTCTTCTCATGACCAACTCTGATACGTGGATCACACCAAATATCAAATCCTGCCTCAATTGCATCTAAACAGAATGAGACATCCTCCCCACACATGTCCTGGACTGCACCAGATTCAAATACTTGCATCTTGGGGGCAAACCATGGGTATTTCATCTCCTCATGCTCAAAGACTCCCTTCTGAATCATTACCCATCCAAATCCTGTGTAGTCAACAGTAAATGGTTTCTTACGCTTACTGATGCCATCTACCATCTCATGATTCATTACACCACCATTGTTTCGGAAATCATCCTCATCCAACCAGTGTGCTACTGATGTTGTACGTCCATCTTCTGTACTATACCATCCTGCAACAATCTCCTTATTCTCTCCTTCTGCTGGTACTGCCATGTCACATAGCTGCCAGAACTTGTCTGTATTAAACACAATATCACTATCAATCCATAACTGATAGTCATACTCTAACTTACCATCCCATGGCACCTGATCTGGTCCACGCAATACATTAGCACCTAAACACTTACATCTTGCAAAGTTTACCATGGATGAGTAATCTTGACTGATCTGAATACTCATTCCATTTTGTACAATATCAAAACACAATTGTACAAAATTCTTCAGAAAGACATATGAGACACCACGTCCTGGTAAGCAAAATACAATGGTCTTTCCTCTCATCCTTTCTTTGATTGCCTGGAAATCCCACTCTGGGGGTTTCTCCTTAGTACTACTCACAGGCGTCTTCGCCTTTACAGTAAATCCTTTTGCCATGATTGATAATTCACTACAACTTCAGTTTAACAGTATATCTATGTCTTGTCAATAAGACGACTCATCAATTTCATGGGTGGTTTTCTCCACCTTTTCATATGAAAGATCTTCTTCCTCATAATTAGTGGTCATCAATCCTACCATCGCTTTCATTGAATTCCAGTGTATCTCAAATTGATTCTCTGTTAAACAATTATATACACATTTGTCCTTCAAGTATATGTGGTAAAAATTTTCAGCAGAAATTTTTTTCATTAAATGGATTTTCTTTTTGAATTATATATCATCCTCATATTGACTTAGAGGGTATATACTTTTGTAGGTTAGGGTTCCTACCCTTTTTTCGTAGGGGGGGTCGCTACGCCCTTTGGGCCACATACACATACCCTCAGAAACACTGTCTGATTCACAATACTGTATTCTATCACATGTACTGCTAAGTGTCAACCAGGAGGCACACAGTGGGCATCAGATAGGGGTTGCAGTTACTCATGATGTGTGTTAGAATAAAATGAAAAAAGTACTTATAAAATCTATGTGGGACAAATAGATTTCTATGTGGGACACATGGACTATGGAATCTGTTCTAAACCAGTGATAACCTTCTGCTGTATTTGTCCCACATAGGTTATTCCATGTGTCCCACATAACCTCTCATATTCTTTGAGCATTTGGGACACATGAGCAACACAGGAGGATGGAACTCTGATTCTCTCAGTATGTCCCAGGTTTGGCAATTTCTTGGAGAATGGCATAAGTCATGTGGGACACATAGGATTTGCATGATTTTCATTTGTCCCACATAGATTAGCACAGGTTTCGTAGGTTGTCAACTATGTGTCCCATATAAAATCTATGTGTCCCATATGAATTTGGGTGTTGACATGTGAGATAAAGTGTGATATACTGCTGCCTTAGATCACTAAAAGATCTAAGGTTTAAACAGGTTTATAACAATCTATTTGGGACAAATAAAACACTAATATACATTTAAAAAGACATTTATTAATGAATTTCTATTTGTCCCACATAGAAAAGTATCATTATTAGGTATTAAGTTGATCCCAAGTCATAGAACCATAGAGATCAATTACCTCTTCTTTTATATCAATCTCTTCCCAATCTTTGATGTTTTGTGTGATACCATCAACAGCAATATTAACCAGGGTATCCATATCCATACTATCTACAATCATCTCTGCATAACGTTGCTTTAGGAGATCAAGTTTAGAGTCAGAGGTAATCATTGGATTTCAGAAGATGGTGGTTGAAGTAATCTTTCTATAGTGTTATTCCTCTCTTGAATTGTTTCCATTAGATTTGAATCTAATAGTTCAATGAGTAGATTAGCACTAAGAAGTACAAATAAAGAGATTAGAACAAGTCTCATACTGTGTGTTACTTAAGGTTTAAAGAACTTAGAGAGTTTAAGTAATGAATTACTGATAAGTGTTCTAACCTTATTACTATTCCAACAAACATAAATGATGAATAGGAGGAAGAGAAGACTACACATAATAATCAATAGAGTGCTTCAATTGCTTCAAGGATGAGTAGAATATCATTACCATTCTCTGCATTTTCAAGAGCAATAAAGAGATCAGACTTAGACATTTAAAAGTGTTAGATAAGGTGTGTGATTAGTGGGTTTTAAGTCATCACTAGGACTATAAGATTAACTAAGCAAAGATGAAACCATTAGTGAAATCATAGGTATTGAAGACTTTACTTTGTCCTGCCATTCCTACAAACTTATCAACATACCACTGAAAGTTCTTTTGAAATACTCTCTCTCCATCTATACAAAATTCAGAGCAAAGTGCATTTAGTCTGCTCTTTGTTGTAGTAGTCTGCCAACCACCATCAAAGATTGTCATAGAGTTATCATCAATCTCAGCAATCTTGTTGCCATGGAGACGTACAATAGAGATGTTTTCTTCCTCATTAAAGTGAACAGTTGTGTTTGAATTAGACCAGTTTTGATTGTTGTGAATAGCAGCAATCATTTGGGATTCAATCTTACGCATGAGAAAAAGTGATGAAGAAAAGTGTAAAGAAGTAGAAAGAATTAACGCAGAGTCAGATAACCATGCTCAACAAACAAGTCAATCAACTTTACACATTGGTTGCCTGTTTCCATTCTGGAGAAGTGAAATAGAAGGTCTGAGAATTTCATTTTAAAAAGAGTGAAAGAGTGAAAGTTTTGTGATGGGTGCTGTCCCCTCCACTCATCTAATATGACATATCTGAAAATTTGGGGTAGTTCACCATGATACAAAACTCAGAAAGAAAACCTTAAGGTTGCTTGTGACAGTTGACCAACTGGTTTCTTGTTTATAACTTTCCACTTACAAATGAATCTCCCACAACATAACTGTAATCATCTAATGTTCCATCTTGTTCACACTTAAGATGCCATCTTGTCATATCTACAACATCTTTTTTCTGTAATCCTGTTAACATCTTTCTACCTTCTTTTGTCATGGTAGAATGTAAACCATACCTAGTCTTCCAAACATAGAATACTTCATCAATTAATTCTGACCCCTCTGGTACATTTACTTTTGAGTCTATTGTCATATTAATGACCATTAGTGTAATCTCCTAAGAGTTGATAATGTCCTTTGACATTGTAATATCCAACCTCTGCATATCCATACTCTTCAGAGAGATTAAAACAGAGATCCCATGCCCTATCAAGATCATTGAAACAATCAGTATTTTCATAAGGATCAGATGGACATTTGACAAGATAGTGAGTCATCTTTAATCAACCTCCAAACATTTGATCAAATAACTGTTGTGAACTCACCTTTAATTCTTCCCTGTGTTCTTGACACCATCTCTCATGATCTTCCATTCTTTTGATAGCTAAATCACGAGGTAATCCTTCGTGCATAATGATATTACCATTTGGAAGTTTGTGTGGATACATCATAGATTTGCGAATTGTGAGGTTAGAAAGTTGTTGAATTGGATTCATTAGTTGATTGCCTCAGAATATACATCATAGAAGAAATCCCATGCCAATAAATCAGCAACAAAGGGTTCTGATTGATCTGCTACCCAATCATATGCCATATCAATATCAGCACCTGTTTCTAATACAAATGACTGTAAACCTTGCATTGCAGAGATAAATTTTTCATCATTCATGATGCCTTTGAATCTCATACTCATGTTTTGTGTTTTGTTCATACTGATAGTATGGCAGAGATCACAGGATTTCGTAGTTCACCGTGATACAAAACTCAGGAAGAAAACCTTAAGGTTGCTTGTGACAATTTTTTGACTGGTTTGCTTTGGTTGGTGGTATGCTGTCTCATCCCTCCTTTGTCATCTTGAGAACCCTGACCACCACTAGAGTCAAAACTTCTTTTTTTCATAATTCTATCAGGGATGAGGGTTAGATCATCTCCTGCATCTAAATTATGCAAAAAACACTAAGTATCATTCATAGCAATTAAAAAACATGTGATCAGTATTAAGAATTGGATGTGCTTCTCCAGTCCATGCTATATTGAATCCCTTGTAATTATCATCCCCTGTGCATACAGTTGCTGTCTGGTCTAAGTAATGCTCAGGCAACTCATTTAGAATCTCTTTCAACTCCCTATAAGTTGCCCTGTTCCAATCTGCTTTTGGGAGATACATTTTAGACTAACTCCTGTTGTTGTTGCATAAGTTGCTCCTCTGTAGCCTCATCCACACAGTCTTGAATCATTGTGTAGATGTAATCAATGTTGCCTACATCATCAAAGATACGTGCAACAAGTGCAGGGTCATTTACCTCAATATCATAATCAACCTCACCATTTTCATCCTTCATATGAATATCTTCCTTGGTGTAAATCCATGCGCCACATTCTGCATCTTCTCCCTGTTCTTTGATCATAGATGATACTCTGTCTTGAAGTTGCTTGAGAGTGTAATTCATTTGTGTTTGTGATTGAAGATAGGGAAATCAGTTGGCATGATGTTAGTTGAGTTCGACGATTTCAGTGTTAAGAACCTCACCATAAATCACCTCTGATTCATGTAACATAAAGTCCATAGATTCGAGTGCTGTTTTTGCTTCTTCTTCAGTATCAAATTCATATGAAGTTGTGATTTGTTCAGTGACGTGGATTGCAAAAACCGATGCCATTGTTTGAGTTTGAAGAGTGTGAGTTAAGAGTTAGAATACGTTAGTCCATGCCTGATGCTTTGCAGCACTAATCCTACCATCTTTGAGTAATCCATCACACACTTGACAGAATACTTCAAATTTCTCCAATCTTGTCAGATTAGAATCAATTTTTTTTGAAGTTTCACCTACAACTTTGAGCAATTGTGTTTTGAGCATGATGTTAGATAGTGTTAGTTGGCAGATGTTAAGTTGATCTTTGATATCATAGTTCCTCCATCATTTCATCAAGTTCAACTAAGTTAAGATTAACATCATCCCACTTTACTCCATCTAAAGTTGTAGCACCTTCCTCAAAATTACGACTAACAAAATCTTGATAAGAATAAGAACGACGGGCTAAGTTATACAAACCTTCATCATTTTGAATCCAAAGTGATACATTCCAGGTCTCATAATTTTCCCAACCATTATACGTGGTGTCTTCAATTGTGGTTTGAAAAGTTGAGTTAGTCATGGTTGCTTTGTTTTCCATACTGTTAGTATGGCACAGAATCAAGGACTTTAGGGGGAATGGTGGACAGTTCCACAACTGGTTTATTTCTCTTTACTTAGTAGCATAAGTTTGAGCAATTGCATCAGTTTTGAATCTTCTGCATAACTTAAACAACAGTTTTAAATCATCCTTGATTACATATCTGAATGAAGATGATTCAATGATAAAGTGATCATCTTCCAACCATACTTGTGGAAGTTTCTTCTTATGAATTGGAAAATCAACTGGCATGATGTTAATAAGAAATTGATAGTAATTTAGTGGATGATATAATTAACAAGAATGCCAACATGATTACCACATCCCATGATTTTGTTCTGATGAAAAATGGCACAGAAATAAAATCACCAACAAACTGCATAATCACTCCTAATGATAGATTCACATGAAGAATGATAAAATATGCAGTGACTATAAGACATGATCCAATAATCCTAGCAAGTGTATCAATCTTCATCGTACATAGAGGAATGAACCATAAGGATCTACCATTTCAGGATACATCACAAGTTGATCAATCCAGAACCTAATACCTTTTGCAGGTGCTTTATATGATGCTGGTTTGTAACATGCACCAGTCTCTTTGTCAATGAACATGAACACACCATTGTTTGAAAAACTGTTATCAGCATGAACCCTGAATTGATTCACCTTGATATACTTTTTACCTACACTATATTCTAACTTATTGTATGTGCTATTAGAAGATTCAATAGCAGCAACTTTCCATTCATTGTTAACAACCTCAAGTAAACCTTGAGTTTGAAATTCAGTTTTAGATTGAGTGATTGTTGTCATGATGATAATAAAAAAATTTGTAAAGATTGAATCAGAAAGGGTTAGTCCAAGACTCATACTTTTTCATGGTGATATATCCCTCTCTACAAAGTTCATCAGTGAATATACCCCATGCCTCACGTTTGGCAACAGAATCTGTTGATCCACCTACCTTCCAATTGTATTTGAATTGTTGAAGTGCTTGTGCTTTGGTGGTTGATCGCATCAGGTTGAATTCCTTTGACTCTTCTAATATACATGATTTTGATGCCTTGTGGGGAAATAGTGGACACTAAGTCAACTGGCACAACCCACTAAGTAACCCATTGCAAAGAATTCTAGATTCTTTTTAGCATTTCTTGTCTTTGATTTGAGTATCTTAATTGCTAGTTTCTCTTTATCACTTTTGCGTTTTATATCACATTCTTTATCAATAATTGACTGGATGCTATCAATCATTTTCTCATATTTGACTTTTTCTGATTCACACTGACAAATGATTATTGCTTTCTTTAAGTTATAGATGCTTTCTTTCTGTTGCACATATGTTTTTGCAGGAATCTGTTTATTTACAATCTCTCTCAGTTCTTCTATGCTCTTATTAGTTACAACTTCACACTCTCCATTAATTATATCAATATTATTGAAATAATTGCACATTTCAGGTAGAATTTCATCTTCAAATTGTTGAGAATTAAATTCAAACCATTCACCAGATGTAGAAAACTTTTTATATTTTTTATGAAAATATACCTCATGCTTTTGTGCTTCCTTACCAGCATTAAATGCTGCAATTAAATGTATCTTACCAGGATTTCCAGTTTGAACACCTTTGATGCGATCATTAACATTGTTGCTGATACCAATTTTCACATTCATTGTTTTAGTGATACCTCTGATCTCAGAGAACATCACATAAACTTGGGTAGTAGTTTGCATCAATTAGAAGAAATGAATTGATTGTAAAGTACAGTTTCCATATGATATGCTTGATCTTCTCTTACATTATCACTTGCAATTCCTTGCTCATTTTGAACAACATGAACTAATTCATGCAGTAATGTTGTAATATAATCTTTCTTATTCAATTTGTTATGTATTTGAATAAATTGCTCTTCACCATTAACCTCAGTGAATCCAAAAGCATTATCATCACTTAAATTAGTGTGAAATACTTCTACATCACTATTGATAATATATTTGGATGTAAAGAAATCAAAAACATCATTAGCAACATTTATGTGAGGAGATTTGCCAGAAGTAAAAAACATTTGACTCATGGATTGTTACCATCATCTTTCTTTTTTTCAATCCTAGGACCAACCCAGACCATGCCATTTTCTTTCCAATATGTAACAAATGCCCTGCGTAGTTCTAGCAGTTCATCATACCTTGATTTTTGCTCTTTAGTGAAGGTAAAGTTTTGATTTTTCAAAACTTTCTTCATTTCATTTAGTTCAGTGAGAACAGCAGAAGAATTGTTCATGATTATTTTAGTTAGTGGGGAAGTTTTTGACAACTGCATCACATAAGATGCGAATTAAATCTTCCATATCATTTTCATTAATTTTATCATCCAAAAATTGTGAAGTTACAATACAATCAATGTCCTCCATTAGTTGTTCTCTTTGTGATAACATTTGCATCATTTCAAGTTGATTGTTTATTTCAAGAGTGTGAAAATAGGATTTAATTAGTGACATAATCACCAACGAGTTTGAATCAGTGCAGAGTTGAAAAGTTGTGGTTCTGTGTGCATATCAGTCACTTCATAGTTGTAACCATAAACACGATTATCAACCTCTTTTTTAAATGATTCTGTGTTAATATATGACTTAGATTGCATGTCATTAGCAAATGTAACTGTCTTATACATTAGACGCTCACTAATACTTCCATCAGCATATTTGACAGGGTAGAAATCAACAACCATGTTTCCATGTTGTGCTGTGAGTTGCATGTGAAAGGTGTGTTTCTTTGACTCTTATAGTATGGCACCCTATGGGGTAGAAATCAAGTCAGGTTGTGCCACTTCCTGAACTGGTTTTTCTGGTGCTGCTATGTTATACAAAAACATGGTAGAAGTTCCCATAAAAATGAAAAATATGAATTTTAAAATTTTCATTAGTCAGTCCTCCTGAATCTTCCTTGTGTCATGTTAGCATGACTGAAAACAGTTCTATCAACCAACTTCATCATTCCATAGTCATTACTAATAACAAACCCCTCACCTTTACACTTCAAACCACATGGAAGAAAAGAATTTGGAGCATCATGAACTATAAGACTATCCAATAGATCTTCTTTCATTTCAATCACCATCTGATAGATATTGACCAGATAGATGCAACCAAGCACATCAAGTAGTTCACTATCAGTAAGATCAACACCATCACGAATCAAGGCATTGATTTTAATCTTAGCAGCAGATGCTTCCTTATCTGTCATGAACTGGATACTTTTTGTATCAATATCAGTCATATCAAATACTGAAGAGATTCTGTCTACACTAGGTTGCACCCATTTGATGATAGCAGTATCATTGAAATACTCTTTGAGAGGATGTGCTTCTGCCTCCCACATTTCACCCTTGATAGTGTATTCAGTGTGAGGAGCAATGATGATCTTTTGCATCACCTTCTCATTGAATTCATACACTAAAGTGTTAGGTTTCACAAACTCAGTGCGACCAAAACCCATCCAATCTCCCTGATAAACCTTATCAGTTCTAGGGATGTATTTGAAGCAATAACTAAGAATCTCAAACACATTCATCTGATGACCAAAGTGATCAAAAATATCATCTATGCTATAACATAGTTTGATCTTTTTCTTGTTGAATGCACTTTTGGTACAAACAAAAAACTTACCATTGTTTGGATTAGTACCCCACACAATAGCAGGAGCACCATCAATTTTCATGCTGATGTGAGAATCAGAATCATACATTGCTCTGATAGCGTCAAGATCTCCAGTGAGAATAAGATCTTCAGGATGTTCAAGGTGTGTGTTTTTCATACTGTTAGTATGTCGCAGAATAGAGTAAAAGTCAAGGGATAGTGGACACTTCTATCAACTGTCACAAGGGTAATTTTGCAACTGATCTCTTTTTTCTACACTTATCAATGAAATTACGGGCACTAATTGAGTTTCTGCATTTTTTAACCTGTTTCCCTTGATGGATGACCACTAGACCCTTGCCACACGGGACAGCAGCATAAAAATGATTTATATCATCCCAATCACCAACTGTAAACCCTAAAGGTCCACATTTGGGGTCAAGTATGCTACTGTTAGTTGGTTGTTTGTTCTTCATCTACGAATCTCACTGATAGCGGGTTGACCTTGATTAAACACAACATCAACAACTGCTTGAACTTTCTTGGCAGTGCTGATACCTACTCTGTCATAAGTGGGGATACAAACTAACCCAAACTTCTTCTCACTTCCACCTAGACGGATCACACGACCAATAGACTGACTGATACCAATGTAATCCATGTTACGCATGAAGATGACTGCCTCAAGTCCACTGACGTTAATACCCTCAGACAAAATAGAGTGGTGAAGAACAACAAATTTCTTGGTCTTGTCCTTGCCCCAAGTGTTCAAAGTGTCAAAGAATACGTCACGATTGACTTTCTTACCATCAATGATTGCACCTGTCTTTGATGTGATTGTCATCCAAGAATAACCACGTTCAGCAAGTTGTTGGCAGAAATCTGAATGAGTAAAAAGATTGATGATTTGCTTTGTTGTACGAGCACAGATCAAAGTCTTGCTAATACTGTTGTCATCAATAGTCTCAAGCAGATTATCACAATCATCAGCAAACATTACCTTGCGACCTTTAACCATAGGCAATTGCTTGACTACAACTTTAGGAGGGAGAATGTAACCCTGTTCAACCAACTCAGGAGCAGGAACATTGCACAGAACCTGACCATAAACACTCCAATTCATGCCTGGTTTGGTAGTAGCAAGGGAATGTTTGGGTGTTGCTGTAAAGAAATAACAACGATTTGCTTCATTAGCAAAGAACTCAGTAGCAGGAAAGAAGTGACGTTGAACACTGTTATGTGCCTCATCAAAATAGATGTTGTTCACCTCAATATCTGCTTCCATAACACGATGGAGAGAATGATAAGAGGTAAAGATGATAACATTCTCACCTACTGCACGTGCAGTATTAGCAAAGACATAAATGTCATCTGCTTTTGTTGTAGAATAGTGGTCTGTTTCACCACTATGAACGTGCATCACATGTGTGTGAGTTGTATCAATCAACTCAAGGAACTCACTGCACAGTTGTTCTGCTAACAGAATACGTGGAGCAACAACAACAGTTGTCATTCCATTGTCAATATACTTACAATTCTCCACAACATCTTGAATCATACAGATAGTTTTACCACCACCTGTAGGCACAATAACTTGACCCTTATCATAGGCAAGCATACTATTAAGAATGCGTTTCTGATGAGGACGAAGAGTGATCATCAATGTGTGACTTGTATGAATACATCATGACATAAAAAAAGACCCCTGTCAAGGGGTCGTGGACACTTCAAATTTTGTCCAAAGAAATGATTGTTTTTTCTTTATTAAGCACTTGTGGGATAAATCCATCAAGTGTCAAAAAGTCATAAATTTCATCATTTTCTTCAAAATCTGTTAATTGAACACTATTTGCTTCTTGAACAATAGACCTAATAGTTTGATTATATTTTACAAATTTGTTTACCATTTTATTCCTCTCTTTACTAGCATCTGCTGCTGAGGTACAGTTCAAGTATCCATATACTTTTGGATTTTTCCCATATTTGGTGCGATATTTCATGACATTGGACAACATGGTTTCAAATGATGCTCCAGTTTTATTATTCAAAACTGCAACATGTTTAGTATCAATACCTGTTAATAGTTTTACTCTATTCTGTGCTTTTTTAGAATCAAATGATTCCATAGTTTTAGATGCGTTTTTTTGATCAAAAACTTTATCAACTATTTTTGTTTTGTTAGTATCAGTCAATGAGTTTTTAATACCATCAAACCACTTAAAACACATTGCTCTTGTTACATCTTTTTTCCTATCAATATATTTACTCAAACGTGTTTCAAAGTCAGATGATGATGCTTTTTTGGAAGAAGCATGATCATTACATCCCAATCCCAACTCATCTTTGAAATCTTCAATATCATATCCTTCAACAATATCACCAATGAGAAAAATAATTGAATTTTGTTCATTAAGTGAGTGAGCAGCATATCTGGTAAATCCTTCACCTAGAGGGAATTTATCATTCTCATTTTTTGCTCTTACTACAATGGGAGGAACTACAGATGTATCGATACCTTTAGTCAAAAAACTTGACCTTAGATCATCTCTATTAATCTTATCAGTTCCTTGTGCTCTTGCATCATTAACCTCTTGTCCCTGTTCATTAGTATTGTCAACTTGAGACAATTCTAATTCAACAAATTCAAGATTAACAAATGTGCGAAACTTTGGAATTTTACAATTTCTAGCATATAAAGAAATTGGTGGTACACTGCACTTACTATCAAGTTTGTAAAACATTTTTTTGTTTTTTGTAAGGGAACAAATTGATTTGGAGACTAGGTCTCTCAACTCAACAAATATATCATGACATAAAAAAAGACCCCTGTCAAGGGGTCATGGACACTTAAGAAATTGTCACCAACGATCTGGTGTGCTCAGATCTTCAACATAAGTATTAATATTTTCAGATCCTTGAATATCAAGAACTTTCTCCCAATCAATGTTATGTGGATTAAAATCTTCCATAACATCAAGTTCAAGAGTGATGCGAAACTTAGACTTTTGACCCTGTAAATAAGAAACTGGCATGGTTGATCTCCTGAGCACTCTGTAAATATACTCTATTAATAAAGAAGTGTCAAGATCTTAAAGTCAGTTCAAATACTGGCACATATCTTATTTAGAAATGTAACCTTCTTTGACTAGATACTCTCTAGTAAGTGGAGTTGGTTTATACACATTCCACATTTGACCAGCAGCACATGCAGAAAGTGCTTTCTCTGTCATACCCTCAGTACGTCCTGCCCAATATGCTTCTTTCTCCCAAGGAATTGCACCTGGTTGAAACTTATAAGTTTTTTTTACAATGTTTTGATACATAAGAGGAACTTGATCTTCAGGCAAAATAATAGCAATCAAACTGTTATCAATAGTTCCTGCCATACAATCTTGTGCTGCGTGCCATCCTTCATGACGCATCACACTCATTAATGTACCAGGACGATTCATGAATGTTCTATTAAGATAGAAGTTATTACTTACTGTATGATAGACACCACGATGACCAACAGGGAAATACTTCTCATCTGCTAGAAACACCTTAACTCCGACCCTATTGAGAGAGGTGAGCATTCTGTTGAACTCATTAGAAACAGGATAATAACTAGCAGAGTTGGGGTAATTACTAGAAATATCAAGGAGAGTAGTGATTTCTTTGACATCATCCTTACACTCCTGAAGCAACATGCACCCCATTGAATGATTACTGTAATATTCATCATCTTTGAGAGGATCTGCCATTACAGGAACAGATATCAAAGCAATAGATGCTATGACAGACAATAATTTTTTCATTTTTCTTTCTTTTAACAGAATTTTACTTGAATCCTTTTACTTTGTCAAGTACATCAACATGAGACAAAAATTGACTGGGTGTCTGAAACCATCTTAATTGTACTTCTTCCCATGATTCATATTCTTCACCATTACCATTTGAAAATACAATTTTGTAGTTGTGTCTATCATATGGTTTTTCACATGATAATCTAAAATATCTTGAATCACTTGAATCAATACACTGTGTCATTTTTATTCTTTAATTACGTTTAGTACACCAATAACCACCATTAGGTTTATCTGCACAAACATACACATTTGTGCCAGTATTGTTCCAGTGTCTAATTACTCCAGAAACAATAACCATATTAGTAGTGAGCAGACTGACAAATATGATACTGCGAATGATAGCAACATAATTGTCATAAGGTTTTGTTTTATCATCACTGAAACTCCCTAATGAATACTTCCATATCTGCCAAAGTTTTACCATATTTATTTTTTCTTGTATGAACGTATTCTAATTCATTCCATTGTGTTGGATAACATAATAAAAGTGTATGAATATATTTGTGTCTTTCGTTCTTGGTGTACTCACAATTGGGTTTTGGTTTTATACCAGTTTCAATTGTGATATATGAATTATCTACAAAATATACCCAACCTTTGTCTTTACCCCATATAACATAGTCATCAATCTGTGGTTTGTAACTCATAAAAATGCTGCCATCAATGGATTTAGCTTCAATTGCATGGCACTATATGGGGTAGTATTTTTTATATTAACTACTTTACCTGGTTTTTTGTGGTTGATGGGAGCAATATATTCGCTTGTTTTGTTATTGAAGAAACCCCAAATACTACTGGGATGCTTATCATCACCAAAAGTGAAGTCCATAGAACAATTTTTGATCCAAATTCTGGTGAGTCTGGTGTTGAATTCTTCAGTCCAGTATTCATAACCTTTGGGAGCAGTGTGAAAGTTTTTCATAATGGACGAACTTGACAGTTTTTACAACCTTCTTTTGATACAATTTTTTCAAACCATACAGCATCTTCAATATTAAAAAATACTGCTGATTGTTTAGAAAATTTTGACTTCTTAGGTTTGTCGTAAGTTAGAAGAAATTTCATTTTGAAACTCCATAATAATGTCTTCTTTAGAATGTCCAATATCCATCAGATACTTAACAAAGTAAGAGATATATTCTGATAGATTGACATCACAGTCAAATGTTATCTCAGTTTTAGTGCTGTTGGTAGTCTGAGGAAACATAATGTCATAAGTTCCAAAGACAATTTCTTCTTTATAATAAGAAAAAGTAGATTTGCTATTATTCATGTTACAAATTGAGTGACAACTTTACTAGGTACATCTTCATGTAAGGCAAATTTTTCTGCTTTACTAATATTCTGTCTTAATTTAGTATAGCAACCTAAATTAAATTCGTTATCCTCAGATACAATCACATCAAAACATTGATTATCATCTTTGGCAATGACATTCCATACTCCTCCATATTCAGAATGGGGGAATGGTACAAAGTGATCGATCACATACATGAATTTCATTTGATCAATAAATCTCCATAGTTTTTAAAATAATAGCAGAAAAAGTCCCTAATGGCAAATTAGGACTTTAGTTTTCTAACCAAATATTCTGCCCAATCTTCTAACTTATCAGGATGAACTGATCTAATGTCTGAATCCTGCACTGCTTTGCGAATGGATTCTATCTCCTCAATTTTTAATTTTTTATTCTTTTTCAGTGTCATAAGAGGAATTGTTTGGAGAGTCGTAATTGTGTAAACTTTTAATATTAGCAGGCACTACTACATGATTCCAAGCACGTTTAGATGCTTTATCATATCCATCAATAAAAACAGGTAGAAAAGATTTTAATGCTTCAACACCATTACTAATCACAGTGGAATCATTTTTTTCAATACCATCTTGTATGTATTCAACCATACCTTCAATGGCAACGATCTTGTTGAACTCTGTCTCAAGTTCACTCATTACTTCCCAAGTCTTATTAGACATTAGATAATCTCCCAATTTAAATCATTTTCTTTACTCATCCAAAAATGGTATCTCCCACTAATGGATGACAAAAACATCATGTTTTGATCTTCTTTCTCAAGTCTACATGAATGCAGTTGATCCATCAAGTTGTGGAATCTATTCTTTGCTTTGATACTCTTTGGTTTGACTGTAATGAATTTAGTTTTGTTCATAATGTACTTAGAATTAACGAGAAGATTCTCATCAAACCCTACAAGGCTAATTTAGGCGTGGAAGGGAGAAATGTCAATAGTATGTAAAGATAATTAACTAAGAGCACGAATTACTACATCAGTAATTCTTACACCCCAGTTCATCATCCAGACAAATGATGCAATAAAGATCAGTTTGTGTGTAGCAGTCATCCTCCTCTGTATGTCTCCACATATTATAAGACCCCTCAGAGGACTTCTAAGGGGTTTGTGGACAGTTTGTGAGGTGTCTTTATCTAGCGTTAGATTGACCACCATACAAATTGAATTCTGGTGCTTCTGCCCATGCACAGTAGATATAAGTTGATGCAGCATTATAATTGTCATTATTTCCTCCAGTAATCTTAAATCCATTTGAAAGGAAATCAAGATTATATCCAGAGTTATCTACATTTGCACCATCAGTGTTTAACTTTAATCTTCCATTTAATGGGTTTATAGTATCTCTCTTATTATCATAAACAATCCAATTTCCTGTACCCAATCTCTTAATCCACAACAATGATGGACGAAAACCTAATTCTACAAATGGTCCGTCAGCAGCATCGCTATCATTATTTCCAGTATAAGATCCAAATTTCTGTAGTCCAGGTACATTGTGCCAGTGAAATGAAATGAAGTTTCTAGAAACTCTATTTACATTATTGTATCCAGATCCAACAGTAAAAACTGATGATGTTGGATCAAAATCACCCCAAGGTCCAGTAGCATCTGTTATATCACCATCATCAAATTCAAGATATTTTAAATTTGGTTTAACATTAGAAGCAGAATGATAAATTGTCCATGCTGTTGAACTATCTGTCAACTGTTTTATAATCATGAAATCAGGTTTTTGTGAGAGACCGTGAGGGATAGTCTTAGCAGATGAATTATTTGAACCAGCATACTTAATGATACTAAATCCTTGTTTTGTTCCAACAGATGCACCAGTTGCAGCAAGAGATGGAGAATTAGTAGGTGTTACTCCATTATCAATAAGGAGTTTATCATCAATTCTCCATCCATAGAGTATCATACCAGCAGCATTAACTGTGGTTTTGGTGATTGTTATGGAAGTAATAGGACCACTAAAAGGCACTGTAGTGACGTCACTAAACGCAGGGTCTACTGTTGCACATGGCGTTAAATTAAAGGTTGTGGTTCCATTAATAGTAATTGTACCAGATGTACCTGAAGTGATTCCACCAAATAAACTAACACTTGAATTACATTGAACAGCTGGACTTAAGGTCAATCTGACAGATACAGCAGCAGATCCATCACCATTACAATGTGTGTAATTAGTTAAGTCAGCATCAAACATAGCTGTTTTAGCTAAGAAATTTCCACTGTTTCCTGTAGTGGTAACATTATTACTCCAAGTTTGAGTTTGATTATAAGAGGCACTATTCAGAGAACCAACACTCATATTAGCAGCAGCAGCACTTGCGTAACCTACATCATCAATATTAAAGGTGTTTTTATTTCCACCAGCTTTAAAATTATACGTTGTATAAGTTCTACTACCAGTAAACCAATTGGAATCAGATTCATATCCATTACCATTAACATTTGCAATTGCTAATCCACTACCATCAGCATTTGTTGTATCTGACTTTAGTCCACCATTAAAACCACGCACAGAATCTGCCCAAATCCAATATTCACTATTAGATGTAGATTTTGCAATCGTAAGATCAGTTTTAAAATCTAAATCTGTAATTTTATATTGTGCCTGTAGACCTGATCTAACATCTACAAAATTAGTAGGACGTGTAATCACAGTCTCTGGTGTTACATTAGCAGCATTAAGTGGTTGGAAACCTTCTGGTGGTGCATACTTGAAGGGTTTTTGTCCAAAGTTAGAACTCCAACCAAAGTTTGCTCCACTACTATATGTTCCTACAGTAAATGTAAATTCTCCAGATAAACCAGTATATGCTATTCCTCTAGAAACTCCATTTTTATAAAATACCAGAGTGCCTTTATCTAAATTAAATGCTACACCAATTGTATCTCCTGTTGTATATGAACCTCCATAAGTAACAGTGGCATTACTATTAAATTTATTTCCAGCTTGATTATAAGAGTATCCTCCAGAATAGAATCCTATTCCATAAGCCAATAGTTGGTCTGTTTTTATAATTCCAATTTCATGATAATTTGAAGATCCAGTAACTGTTCCTTCAAAATACCACTTACCAGAACTAAAAGCAATAGTTCCATCAACTCTTCCTTGACCTGAAGATGATGTATTGGCAGCATCTAAGTTTCCATTAGTAAGAACAATATTAGTTTGAGGACTCTTATCAAGAGGATTTAAAGTGCAATAACGGGTCTCTTGTCCACGAACTGCATTTATATCAGTTGTGAATGGGTTGAAGTTATCTGCTGATACATTACCGTTTAATTTAATTCCAACTGGTGGACTATTTGTTGTCACACCATTACTTGTAACTTCTCCACCAAGAATAGGAGCACCTAAATCAGTTGGAGTATATCTAACACCAGCAACTTGACCACTAAATCTACCACTCTGTACATCACCAAATGTTATTGGACTTGTAGGGTCTCCATCACTACTTGTTTGTTGTGCAACCAGAACACCATCAACAAATAATTTCAAATCTGATGTACTATTTGTTGTCATTCTAATATGATACCATCTTCCAATTTCAGCAACTACACCAGAATCTAAAACACCAAATGATCCAAAGACATTAAATTTTAGTGACCCGTCACTTGGAAAACCAAAACTGGTATCATTACCATTAGTTCCATTCCATCCAAGAATATATGGAGCAGATGTAGTTGCTGTTTCTAATCTAATATATCCATCAATAGTCCACGCAGATGCAGGTGTTACAGCATAGGATAGATATTTACCATCTTTAACAAAGTTGGCAGCATTTGTTATACCAAATTTGTTAGCATCAGCTGATAAAAAACTGGTAGAACCTCCATTTGCAGTTAGAGTGCGATTATTTCCAGAATCATCATTAATATCACTATTTACGGGCCACATGGCATAAGCAGTTCCTGTTACAGAGGGAATAACTGCTGTCTTTTGTGGTCCTTCACTATTTGACTGACAACACAGAAGTTTTGTATTGGTTACATTAGTCAGTGTTCTTGTTGGTGGATTAAATTCTGATGTATAAACAGAAGAACCATTTACAAATCTTGCATTAGAAATAAATCCTGGGAAATATTCTCCACCATAACCCCATCCAGTAATTAAATCTGTGAATACATCTGAATTATTATCTGTTGCTTCCCAAATTTTCCTGCCATCTACAAAACCACGAACAGTGGTTCCTGATTTTGTTAACGCTATATGCGTCCACTTATTAAAAGCAGCAGTATTAATTGTTCCACTACCTGCGTTGTCGGTGTAGAACTGATATTGTCCTAACCTAATTCTAAACTGGGTATAGGCGTCTCCATCCGTACTTTCATCAGCACTCATAATTCTATAAGTTCCCCCAGCGCTACCAGTGCAATAGAAGTAACATTCCATGCACCAATTAGAACTTGCTGCTAAAGTACCAGGTCCAGTTACTGACAAATAATCACCAGTACCATCAAAACTCACAGCACCATCAGTGACTTTAGCAAGTTTAGAACCACCACTTACACCTGATGGAGTATTTGGGAGAATGTCTGGGGATGTTGCAGGAACCACAAAGTTACTGGTGTATTTTGCTACTCCTTTATAAACACGAAAGTCTGAAATATTTCCCACCCAAAGATAACTGGTACTGTAATATCCACCAATAGCTAAGTATGTTCCACTGTAGTTCCTTGAATCTGAAATTGTTGTGGCATCTTTAACACCATTCACAAACAGATTTAAAGATGTAGAACTACGAACCAATGCTAAATGAACCCATTTATTTGTAATAACTGCTGTTGAAAATGGTGTTGAAGTATTATTTGCATATGATCGGTAAACACTACCATTTGTTTGTAAAGTAATAGTATCCGATTGTGTTGCAGCCAATCCGCCAGAAGTTGTTGATATTTGGAAAATACCATCTTCAGCACTGGCAGCAGAGGTTTGATAAACCCAACACTCAATAGTAAAATTACCCGTACCAAATGTTAAATCAGCACTACTACTACTACTTAAATAGTCACCACTACCATCAAATACAAAACTTCCACCATAGAAGTTACTAGCAGCATTTGAAGCAACAGGATCACCATTTGATGTAATTGTCTTTGTTGTGCTTCCACTATTAACAGAATTACTTACATCATTCGCACTACCAACTAATGGAAGTGCAAGAGTATTCTTCCAGGCATAAGGGTCTGCTTTGGTTTCATCAGTTGTTATACTGATACTATTACCCATACCACTATGGTTAGTGCAATAATAATATAACGTATTTGGAGCATTATGTGGAACAGTAAAACTAATTACGTTTGAAACAGAAGTATTTGTTCCATTAGTATACTCTGTACTTCCAGCAGCATCAGCAGCAGTAGCAAATCTTAGTGGGTGACCAGTAGAAGCATTATAATCAAAGGTATAGGTCGCACCTCTTATAAAACTAAATGTAGGTTGAGTTCCTTCATTTTCAAATACATATTTTCCACCACTATTTGTTGCCGATGTTGTTGTATACTGAGCACCTACTTCACTACCAAATACACCAGGTCTTGCTACATTACCACCACCATCTGTGTTTAGGATAGGTCTTGCACCTGTTGCTTTAGGAAGTGCTACTGAACCACCAAAGTTTACTGGTGTCCAGTTGTTTCCTTTACCAGATTTATCTTCTCCAATTAGTGAGTTTCCATCCATTGGGAGGTAGAATGAGTTACTTGCAGATGGGGTTTGAGTCTGTCCCGTAATAATTGTTCCGTCTATGCGTAAAGCATAAACAAGTTGCGTGTGTGCCCCAGATGTATATGCAATCCGAATAGAAGATAGACTACCACTTGTGTGGGTAGTAATGTTGAACCAACTTTGCGAACCAACTGATGGCAAACTTGATGGAACAGTGCCATTAATCTGGAAACCATCCCATCCATTAGATGCAAGTACACTAAGTTCAATCGTAGTGCCAGTTTTTGGTGTCGCAAAAGTCATTAGCTGATAACGATCACCTGATGCAGCAGCTTGCCAGTATGTGCCTGTGCTACCATCAAACATATCGGCAGGTTCTCTATTTAAATAATTTGAACCACCTGATATTACATAATCACCTACTGGAGCAAATGTTCCTTCATACTTTTTAGGTCTCCAAGTATTAGTGAGTCCGTCAGTATATCCAAAATTTTCAGGTCCAAGTGCTAGTCCGTCTATCAGATAGACCTGAGACATTTCACCCTTGAAGGTATTACCATTCCAAAGATACCCAAGATAATGAGGTTCAGCAGTAGAATTAACCCAAGACTCATAATTTTGTCCACCAGCAAAAGTATTGGTGTTTCTAGATATCTCTACACCATTGACATATATTGTAGAATCAGTTTGATATCCTGATCCAGTAGAATCAAAAACAGCAACAATATGATACCATCCAGTATCTCTCAAGAGATTATTTGATGTTATTTCTACCTTATCAGAACTACCAGTTTTTGATGCAATTGCAATATCAGAGGCTAGTGATTTATAAGTATAAATCTGAGTAAAATCACTGCTACTGTTTCCAGCAACAAGAAGAGGTTCTGATTGAGCGGCATTTTCATTAAATTTAATCCAACTACTATAAGTCCATGTCCTTCTATTTCCATTGGATGAAGGTGTTCTTGTTAAATATCCACCATTAAACTTCAAACTACCATCAATAACCTGAGCACCAGATGCCCTATCAGATGTAACTACCTGAGGTAATGCTATTCCCATTTATCTACCCTCAGTTAAAGTTAAGTGATGCGCCAGCAAGCAGTTGTGTTCCTGCTGTTCCTACCCTATTTACCGTGAATGAAATCAAACTAATTGCTCCACTTGCAGTCGGTAATGATGGTGTAGAACCTGATGGGAATAAGAAATATGTGCTAAATCCTACAGTTGTAATACCAGAATTGATAATCCTTACTGTATGACTATCTGCTTCTGTTCCACCAGACACTGTGATGGTTGTAATGCCAGATGCAGTAATCTTATGGTCTTGTGCTGCTGTAAGGTTCAGTGTGGTAACAATACCAGATGATACAAGTGCTTCTGTGGTAATTCCAGCAGCAGGTTGTGTGGCAGCAACATTAGAATTGGTATTTACAGCATTGCCCATGTAAGCATGAGCAGAACACTGATAATGAAGCACTTGTGGAGTGCTATCTGTTACAACTATTTCGGTATATGTTGATGTGGAAGTAACATTCGTGGTATATGCGGTAGTTTTATCTGCCTCAAGATAGAATCTAAATGGATGACTTGTCATGTCACTTGAACTTAGAGTAAATCTATAAGTTCTACCAGGTGTTAATGTAAGGAACGGAGATTGTATTCCATCAATTAAATATGCATTACTACTTCCTGTTCCATTATATCTGTGTGCTGTGGTCTTGGCAGCAACTGTGACCGCAAAGTTTACTGTAGTGCTAAAAGGTGCTCTTAGATAATCATATCCTGCAAATGCCGTTCCAGTTACCAACCCAACAGCATTAATACCACCAGCAAGAACTTTAATTCCAGTCCTTGCCGTTACAATACCAAGAGAATCAATATTAGTTACATCTTCGTATGTAAGAACACCAGTGAATGTTGCAGCAACACCAACGAGATTTCCAATTGTTATATTTGGTGCGCCAGATAATCCAGCAGCAGTTCCTGATGTATTTTGAGTTCCTGATTGATTGACTCCAGGAAGGTTAATATCTCCAGATCCATTAAAAGCAACACCACCAATATTTCTGGACGCTGCTAAAACTGTTGCAGAACTGGCATTACCAGTCAAAGCACCAACAAAACCACCAGTTGATGTTGTTACACCAGTAACTTCTAAATTATTTTGTATCTTAACTTTCTTTGTGGTAGTAACACCGAGTACACCATCATAGTTACTCCAAGTGCCACCAGCACCTGCTGAACCACCACCACCAGAAATACTTACATCAATGGTTCCACCATTTAGTGAAATGGAATTACCAGTTCCTACAAAATTAAGAGTATTTACATTTCCAATCAGTGCTCCACCAGATTGAATGCCAATTCTATTTACATCACCTAAATTAAATGCCTTATATGCAACACCTTCTAAAACATCACCATTAATCGCAGCAGATATCAAAGAAATAGTAGAGGTATCAGTCGCACTATAATCGACTCCCTCTATTAGTTTTGCTCCATTCAGGAATAAATCTAAATATCCAACTGTATACCCAGATGAAAAGGTAAAGTTTGTTGTAACTCCAGTCGGGGAAAAAGTCTGCCTTGCAACAGTTACAGCCGAATCACTCGGTGCCCTTCCAATATATCCGTTGCGATCTGCCATTAGTTGACTCCTGTCAAGATGCTGATATTTGCATCAATTGCGTTTGCAGTGTCACAGTAAATCTTGATAGAATCACCAGATTCAAGAAGTGTTTTACCTGTATCAGAGATAACAAATGAACTTCCAGCAGGAACAGGAATTTTACTTGCTACTGCTACAGTAACTGATGCACTAGTATCTGTGACTTCGACGGTTAGACCAACTTGACCGTTGGTATTATTAGCAAAAGTTCCACCGATTAAAATAGTTTTAACTCCAGTAGAAGTGTAAAGTGTATGTGGATTTAGAAACTTTACATTCTGACTTGATACTGCAGCAGTGTTTGTCGAATTTCTATCACAGGTCACTATACCAACACCAATTGAAGAAACTTTTGTTCCACCAAGGTAATTGCCAGTATCAACTAAATCACCAATTGATACCCCTCCAGTAGAGATGCCCGTAATTTTGTTGGTCGTGATGCCAACAGAACCACCGGTACTGCTGGTTACAACACCTACCGCTCTTGCTAATTTATTTGAAAAAGACTCTGCCATCGTTTTTTAAGTGTTAGGATTATTTATCAACCGCCAAGTGCGATTACGAGACCAAGTGAGACACTCGGTTGAATGTTTACTGTTGCTATTCCAGCAGGAGTAGCAGAACCAGCAGCAACTGTAATAG